GGTAATAATTTACGCGTGAGTCTAAGTTTTAATTATAGAGGTGTTGATTATATTGGTCAAGGTCAAGCAAGAAGTAAACTCATTCAGATTTTTAATGGTCTTTCTGAAGATGAACGAAGTAAGGTGTTTCATGGTGAAGAGCTAGTCCCCACAGTAACCGACAGTCCCGGAAAAAAAAAATTCCTTGAAGTAATGGATTTTCTCAAAAAATTGTGTTCTTTATCTTCTGGTCAACAAGATGCATCTGAATTATATAATTCGGTTGTTGAAGTTTTTTGTTTTGTTTTACCTTCGTTGACAAAAAAAATAAGTTCAAGTTGCTATTATTTAGACTCATGTTCTCGTGATATTAAAGATATAGATGCAGTTACTAGTGAAATAATGACTCAAATACCTCCTCAAATTAGTTCATTATTTACTGGTAGTAGTATGGTTGTTGATTATGGAAAGTTTGGTAAAACTAAAAGGGAAATAAACGAAATATATTATAAAATACAACAACGTTTAAGTACTTCTTCTATTACGGAAGAACAAGCATTAGAATATATCAAGTTGTATGACACATATCTTAGTTTGGTAAACTTCAGTCAATCAAACAGCACTCGTGATAAAATAGATACATTTTTTGGTAGCCAAGTCCCTTATATAATAAGGGAAAAAGGTAACAAAATACTTAGTATAAGGAAGGAAGATGATGGTGTGTTTATTATACTGTTGACTATTAAAAGTGATTGTGGTAGTATATATAATTGTTTTATTGGAAAAGGTAATCTGTTAGAATCCGACCTTTATACACCCTTGTGTGATGGTCAAGTATTACAAAATGTATTTTATGATATTGGAGAACAGGATAATATAGTATTTGGATTAGGAAGAGCAATTGATGGTCGTTTCGACACGAGACCAATTACTCTTGACCCAATATTAAGATTGAAAAAAGGTGATGGAGGTGATATAATTTTTAGACTACAAAGTGTTATATGTAAATCTGGGTCTACGGCTGGAGGACATTATATTTTAGTGTATTTTTATTACAATAGTGATGGAAGTGTCACTAAAATAGTTTATAATGATGCTCAAGCGCCGCACATTGCAAATGAAAGTTTTAAATTTGATGATAAAGCGATTGATGAAGTTTTAAAACGTCAATCAACCATTGTTATGTATGAAAGGATAGGATGAAATAAAAGAATATAATAGGAACATAATAGTGTGAAAGAATAAAATGATATAGTTGATAAAAAGACTAGGAACGTTAATATAATGTTAATGTAATAATAATATAATAATAATATAAATAAAAAGTTTGTAAGTTTTTCTTGACATATGTTATAAGTATTTTGGTTTATAAATAAAATATAAAAAATATGTTTTTTGACAATATAATTGGGACAAGTGATAATGGTAGTAATAATGAGAATGAAAATGACAATGACAGGTATAGTTTGAAGCATGTTAGTTTGAGACAGGGGCGCGCATTTTTGAAAGATGAAAAAAAAATAAAACGTTCAAATACTTATTTAGCACAAAATATAAATGAAACTGGTATTGTTGGAATGAATATTGAGGGGTTTGAAAATAATGGAAGCCAACAACCTGAAGCAGCATCTGCATCGGCATCCGCTTCTTCAGCTCCAGCACCCGTTTCTTCAACGTCGTCTGATTCGTCATCATCAACCGCCACAACCGCCACAACCGCCACAACCGCCACAACCACGCATCTAGACGAATTGGATAAAGCTTTTGACGCTAAAATGGCTGCATATTCGAGTGCGCTTTCAGAATATAACAAGGAATTATTGAAAAGTCAGAATTTTTTTGTTGTTCGGGTACGGTCATTGGCTCCTATAAATAGCTGTTTCAATTGTGATGCATCTTTGAGCGGTACGGATTGTAGCGCCATGGGTGTTTCAAATTCAAATGGTGACATTAGAACCGCCCTTCCGAATTCAACATCTCCGACTGCAAATTTGCCGCCGTGTGTTAACGCGGGCGTAACAGTTCCGGGATGGAGCGCGGATCCAAGTAACAGTGGTACTTGTGTTGCACCGCTTGGACAAAAATGTTGCACTCCATACATGTTGAACGGACAACCTGTTTGCCAGGCAGCATTTGGTGACAATTACAATGAATCTGCAATGAATAGCTGGATAAGTCAATGCATCACACCACCATCTCCAGAAGAAATAAATCAAAGAATTGCACTTTCAAATGAACACTGTCAGGGCAACGGAATATCATTGAATTACTGGAGCACCAATGCGAATAACTTTGTACTCGTCACAACACAAGACCCGGCAAACAGTAATCGCCCATTTGCAAAAATGAATAGTATTCCGGTTTGGATTATAAATACATATACAAGTTTAAATGATGCAACGAAAGCAAAGAGTGCACTGGCATTTTCTCCGACGGTGGAAAAAACGCTGAGTTCTGCGCGCGAAGACATGTTGAATGCTGGAACTGCGCTAATTAAGGCGATTTCATCACAACATTCAGTAACGCTGGCAGAAAGAAAAGCAATGGAACAAAAAATCAATGCAATTCGGTCAAAAATATCTAAACTCGATTCGCATAAACAAACGCTGGATCATAGTTCAGATATAAAGGAGTCGTTTCAATCATCATCGACCTTGTCAGATTCTTTACAGGGTCAAGAAGAAGATACTCGAATACAGTTCAAATCAAACTATGCACGTTATAGTGTATGGTTTATTATTGCAATATTTTTGTTTATTGTTATGTTTAGCAATATTTTTATGGTGAGTAAAGACGGAGAAGGCGGCAGTGAAGAAGGTTCATCATCATCATCAATTATGTTGACAATTGGGTCATTGGTTATGTTGGTATTTTTATATTTTATAATTCAGTATATTCTGGCTTATTTTAGAGTATCAAGACCTGATTTGCCATTTGATAGTGTGAATCCGTTGCTTTAATAAATAAATATTTATATATACTTTATTTTTTATGTATATATATGTATATATTATTATTGTATTATATTAAATAATCAAATCATCATCAAATAGAATGAACAATTTGTTAAAGCTTGAAGGTGCCAAAGTTATGAACAGTATGAAGGATAAGTACAGTGAAGTAGTGGATAAAATGAATGATAAAATGAATAACATGAGTATGAATCTCAGTCAAGTTGTGCCCAATTCGCCAAAACAAACCGCGGCATCTACAAATGCTCCGACAGTTCCAACAGTGGTAACTGTGTCTTCATCGCCCTCGCCTGCTGCCTCAACATCTGATTCGGCAACTGATGCATTAGTAAATCAAATTTCTGAATTACAAAAGTTAGAAAATGATAAATATATTGCTTTAGATGTTTTACTGAAATCAAATCCAACGCCTGAAAATGTGGCTCAACGAAAAACACTTGTAAATGATATAACAGATATTGCAAATATTCGGTCAAACTTATTTGATACACTTTTGAGTAACAGTAGTAATAGTTTGAAAGTCAATGAACAATTAGGTTCTAATTTAGAAAATACAAATACAATTATGAGATTGAAAAAAAATGAAAATGATGCACGTCTTGCCGCTTTAAATATGAGCACACAAGGTACTGATAATGCAAAGAGGATGGTCGACATCAATACATATTTTAACAAGCAATACCAAGCTCGCGTTAAAATAATGAAACTGGTTGTTCTTCTTTGTTTTGTAATTATATTTTTAATCGTGTTAATGCATCTTGGTTGGTTGCCTCAAGAACTTGTAACTGTGTTAGTTGTTGTAACGCTGGTTGCTGGGTTGATTTACATTGGTTCTTTAGTGAATGACATGTACCAAAGAAGTAACATGAACTTTGACGAGTATAATTTTCCGCAAGTTGATGTGAATCAAGTAATTTCAAAATTGTCACAGTCATCAAAATCTAAAAATAAAGCGTCAGACCGGTCTTGCTCTGTGTATAATTCAGTCGCATCAACAGCTGCGTCAATTGAAGATTCAATTTCAAGCGAGGCAACGTCGTTGAAAAATGAATTGACGGGCACGCCTGACCCGTCTCCACCGTCGTCTTCACTTCCTTCTGCAAATGCGAGTTCGGGAATAGAGACGACATCAGCAACAGGAACCACGGTTCCATCCGTTCAGTCAAAGCTGTCTGAAAGTTTTTTACCGCTAATGTCAATGTCAAGAATGGATAAAAGACACTTTCATTCAATGGATACACGACAACCAATGTCATATCAATCTGAAAATAACTATGGTATAATATAAAGTAGAAAGTACAGAGTGTTAATATGAATCAAATGTAAAATTGTTGTCACCTGTAATTTGTTGCAAAATGTGTCTTGTGTATGCACGTTTCAACGCGCCTGTTTCATAATAACTGTAAAAACAGTCTTGTAGTTTCAAGTCAATGGAAATGCTAACATTTCCTTTGTCAATCACGTTTGTAAATTTAGAAAGTATGCATTGATATTCGCATTCAGGTAAAATATTTCCAATAAATGTGCCTTTGAATCTTGGATTTGAAACAACATGTTGGCCTGTGTATTCAATCAGATATTGTTTTCCATATTCAAGGTTGCGTGCATCAATTTTTTTCAGTGGAGGGATAACCATTTACAACAACACACGACAACAGTAATGTCAATTACGGCGTTGACTATTCAAGTAAAAAAAATCAATTTTATAATAAAATAAAATATAAAATTGATATAATTTAATATTTAGATATTATAGCATTAAATTATTTTACACCTCCCTCGTAATTATTATTATTATGACAGATAACACCGCTCTTCTTCAAAGTATTCAAGCAATAAATGAAAATATAAAAAAAGCAAATAACTCGTGTGACCATGATTGCATGATTGCAAGACAACGAAGTGAATTAAAAAACGCATATATAGCTGCAGAGAGAAATGTAAGAAATGCTCCTGAAAAATACGCTCAAGCTCAACACAACTACTTGTTGGACAAATATGGTCCAAAAGAATATACCGAACTATTAATTAAACGATATGAAAATAATGCAAACCAAGACATTAAAAAACTTCAAGAGGAACACAATCAGATAATGAAAGAAGTTCGTTCAGGACTTGTAACAATCGGGAATCAAGACGTTCAAATTGTCAACTCGGAAATTTATAGTGACCTACTAGACTCTAATAAAAGTAATGTTGAAGCCACAACTAACGCGAATGCACAAAATGCTTCCGTTAATAACCGTAAAGTGTATTATATGGAAAAAAAAATAGAATCATTGTCTTGGTGGTATTATATGGTACGAAGTTTATATTGGATTTGCGTAATTGTTTGGTTCCTTGTGTACGTATTATACTATCGCCAATTCAATAATCGTTCTGTCATTCTATTTGTATTATTCTTTGCATATCCATTTTTTATGGTGTGGTTATTTGTTCAAGCGTACTCATTGTACAAGTATATACTGAGTTTCATTCCGAGAGACATTTATTTGAATTTTTGAAATATAATGAAGATAATTACTGTGAATCATTTATTGCGTGCATACTCTATAATACAGCGAATTTATAGCAGACTTACTTGGTCTGTCAATTCTGCAAACTTCGCCCGGTCTCATTCCAATCGCCAATGCGACGGGGTCATATCTCGAAATATCCGGAAGTTGAGATTTGTCAAGAATGTTGTATCTTTTCATCAACTCATCAACTTCATCATCGCTCATAATTGTGTGACGCGGGACGTATTGGTGATTTAATATGTTAAATTGCAACCGGTCAAGTGAGAGCAGTACAATAAAACGTCCTTTTAAAAATAGTTGATTCAAAACTTGACCCATGGTCTTGACTTCTTGTTTCGTTATAATAATCAATGTATCCTTTTCTGTGAGAACAGTGTCGTTCGCATTCGCAGATAACCCTGACCCTCCAATTTCGCCGCCAACCCCTAAATCATACAAGTCTTCAATTAAGTCGTTAATATGACCTATACTCAATGTTTTCTCTAAATGAAATTTCACATACGTTTTTTCATTTTCACCACCTCCAACATTCTTGGATTTTGTTGAGCCCTTTGATTTGTTGTGTTCACTCTTTTTTTCAACCAACATGTCCAACTGTTTGTGCGTGTTCATAGCATTGACCTCATTTACACCAAAATTGGCATACCCTTCTACGTCATACCCTCTTGATGAAAGTAATTCTAGTATTGTTTTTCTCGCAGTATAAAGTCGAGAGATTGTTTTGCTTGCGTTTGATGCCATTGTTTTACAGTGAATTATGATTTGATTTTAATATAAGTATATATTGTATAATTTTAATTCAATTTTTTATTTATTAAATATGTAAAATGATATTCTATTAAACTAAAAATAAAATCAAAATAAAAAAATATACCAAGTTTTATTTTAATTTTTAAATATTTTTTAAATGATAAATTGATTATTTGTCAACGAAAAATGAAAATGACGGACGCCGACGAAAATTTCAGTTTTAGTGAATATCAACATGAGTTAAAAAGTGACGCCTGCAACACATTTTGTTAAATCCAATGTCATCAAGAACTTGTCCTTCGGGTGTTTTTTTTATGTTATGTTTCGTGAGGTAGAGAACATTGTCTATGGCTACATCGTCGCCGCCAGGCTGTTCTTCAAGTTTCTTCTCTCGAACTTTGTTCAAATAATACCTATACTTGTCACCAATTACTTTTCCGCACGTTACACATTTCACCGGGATTATCATTTCTATAAACGGTTTACTGAACTGTTGATATAAGTCTATATATATATTTATATCAATTTTTATTTTATTCGAAAATGTAAAAGTAATAAATAACATTTTATTATTTTATTCTACACACTTGCTTCCTATTCCAGCATTTCCCTTGTAATAATAACAATCAATGTCTATTTTTTTACCGGCATCATATTTGAACGTAATGCCGCTCTTATCTCCGGCGCGACATTTTCCGTCGGGATTGTCGCTTGTAACTGCCCATCCGCAACAGTCTGCATTCAAACACGATGACTTTTCAAAAACGCCGCCACATTCATTATCAATATCAGTCATTGGAGTTTTTTTCAATGCATGCATTTTACAAAATCCGGATTTTAATTTTTTTTTCAAGTCGCTTATTGGTTGGCTAAGCAAGTTATTTGCTAAATATGAAGTGTTGTCGCCATTGTCATTCATGTCATTCATGTGACTTATGTTACTCATGTCACTCATTGCTTCAATCACAATAGTTTTTGACCTGCCCATTGGTTGAGAACTTAGGTCAATTTTGGTCATGTATATATAAACCAATATTCCAAAAATAACAAGTGATGTTCCAAAAATATATGCAAAATTATTGTAAGTAAAAGAAAATAATAAACCAATGAATGAAATTAAATATTCAAAAATGTTGTCGTATACCTCTTCCTCGGGTTCTTCATTTTCAGGTGATGCAGATAAAAATGATTTTACACTATCCATCTATATTGTTTGAATTTATTTTTATTTGATTGATTATATAATTATTTTACACTATATATAATTATATAACATTATTAAACATTTGCATCAACAAAAATAAAATAATATATATTTTATTAAATATTTATTAAAATACTTTAAGTTTTTTATTTTACTTGGACGATTTTGTTCTTCTTCTTTTCATTTTTTTTGTAATTGTGTTGTTGTTTGTATTTTTTTTCCTTACATTATTTGCTCTTAACTTTAATGTGGGAAATTTGTAGCTCACAAAACATATCGCGGTAAAAACTGAACCGTGCTCTTTTGTCACATCTAAATTCTCGTATTCGAAAATTTTACCAGGGTGAATTATATAACCACTGTCCGTAATGTTATCTTTATACAGTTGAAGATTTCCGCCCCCTTTTAATTTCCCGTATCCTCTTCTCTCAATAATGCCGGTAACAGATTCGGCTAAAGAAGCTTCTACATCTCGTTTTGTTCCTGAACCTGCATACTCTACAGCAAATCCGCCTAAATGTTTTCCCTTTGGGTCAATGACAGATGTGGTCATCACTGCGGCGCTTATTTTTGAACCTCTTTTTCCGTTTGATTGCGCTTTAATACATTCAAGCACTTCGCCCCATTGAAGTCGTTTTAATCCCTCTTCTTTCGAGATTTGTTTCGAATCAGTCGGCATAACACTCGTGTATTCAATGACGTTTGTATTTTGGATTCCCGCATCAAATAACGCGGCATCATAAGAGCCGGTTTCATACGGTAACCCTTCTGACCCAGCATTCGATTCACCCTTTCCTTTTGTTATAAAATATTCATATGGAACCCGATTACCTAAAATTATCATATTGATGAAAATTAGAAAATTATATTATATATTATATAACATAATTAAAAAAAAGTGTAGTAATATTGTTATATTTTCAATTTCGTCTTTTTGAATTCTTTGATTTCTTTGATTTCTTTGATTTCTTTGATTTCTTTGATTTCTTTGATTTCTTTGATTTCTTTGATTTCTTTGATTTTGTATGTTTTGTGTTTTGCCCATTCATGAAAGACTGATAATTTTTTGAGCAAGGAGGGGGGGGGTCCTAGAGGAATTCTGTTCCCTTAAGAATATAACCGGTTTCCCCTGTTGTTAAAACGCGCCTAAACTGTTGCCCGTCCGTTCCATGTATTTTCAAATGACACGACTCGCAAACCGTCATCAAATTTGCAGGATGATTTTTATGAAAATGCTGAATAAAATTCGCTTCATCGGCTTCTTTTTGGTGCTGTAAATGATGGACTTCTTCGCCCAATTTCTGTTTACACAATTCGCACATTCCTTTTATTTTATGCGCGTTGAAATGACTCGGCTTGAAATTCAAATCTCCGGCTTGTTTTTTGTCGCGATATTTCAGGCGAATATCATTCGCCATTTTCAAGAAATCGTCCGGCAAGTGTAGTGACTTGCACACTTCCAGTCCGTACATGCTCGGTCCGGCTCCGTCGCGCAACTTTCGGTCATATATCAGCACGTCCTGCGCCCTGTCATACGTTACCGCCATGTGTTTTGTAACAAGTCCACCATCCAATTGCATTTGCGCGATTTCTTCGTAATCAACAATTTCGTGCATATGAGTCGCAAACACAAAACAACTTTTTAGCGCGTGCAGTTTTTGCAATCCGGCAACAAATATGCTGATTGCAGAATCAATTTCTGTGCCCGAACACAGCTCGTCTCCCAAAATCAAACTGTTTGGGTCGGCACATTTCAAAATAACCCGCAGTTCCGACATTTCCACCGCGAATGTTGACATCCCTTTGAATAAATTATCATTTCCCAATATTCGCGTCATTATATTCGAATACGGAAAATATGTAAAAGCAGAACATGGAACATATAACCCTGCCTGAGCCATAATAATGCAAATTCCTAGAGCGCGAATCAGGCTCGTTTTTCCAACAGCGTTTGTTCCATAAAGCAGCATCCCGCGCTCACGCTCACCGAGTCCTAGCGAAATGTCGTTGCAAACATATAGCTCTTCTTCATTGATTCTTTCAATCAAACAGTGGCGAATGTCGCGCGCGTCCACAAATGAAGCTGCTGCTGCTGCTGCTGCTGCTGCCTTTTCACCACCGTTTTGTTTTATCACAGGTTTGCAATACTTGTATGTGCAAGCAATGTGCGCCTGATTTTGCATCAAGTCAATATCGGTAACAAAAGAAATAATCGTCTGAAATAACTCTTGATGTTCCTTTAAACCGGCCACGAATGCACCAAAAACAGCCCCGATTTCATCCCGAATTTTACCCCTTGTCTGACTAATGGAACTACACACGCTGTGTATTTTTTCATGAATAAATGTAACAGTGCTGCTGCTTCCCCCTCCCGCCTTGACAAATTGTAACAATGACAAATCGAATTCAAATGTTTTCAACGTGGCGGTGTCGATTGATTTGTAGGTTAATGTGGAAACACCCTGTTTTGCTTTGACTCGTTTTGCAATTTGGTCAAGAAGAATTTTGCTGCGCCGGTCAGTTGTTTGAATACTTAATCCAAGTTTTTCAGTTTCGTGCATTTTTACAAATTCTTTTTCTTGCAATCTTTTTGCATTATCATTTTTTTTCTCTCCAAGTGCAACGAGCTCGTTACAGTGCGCGCGAATGGATTCAAAGATGGAAAACCCGTCTTCATGCGCAATAAATGTGGCATCGAGTTCTTTGCTAACTCCCGGTTGAATAAAACAGTCTTCATATTTTAAATCAAAATCGAGAGAATCTATATTTTTACACTTTTCAATAATAAAATGAGAATCGATTTCTTTTTTCATTTTTTCACAAAATTCTGTGATTCTCTCTGGACATGCATCCGCATTTATATATTTCAACAACGTTTGGTCGCATTTCATGCCCTCATACATTTCATTTATAGTTTCAAGACTTGTATAAAGAACGTGGAGAGATTTTGGATAAATCTTCCCCAAATAAATCTTACGATGCAATTTTTCAATATCTTTTACATTTTCGAGCGCTGTTCTCCATTTCAAATACTTTTTACTTTTTGTTGTATCTGCTGTCGCCGCTGTTAATCCAAGTATGTATTCTGTAATGTCATATTCGCGCTGAATTGCAGCCACATTGAAAGATGGGTGCAACAACCGGTAATAAAATCGCCTTGATCCCATTGGCGTTTTGCAATGATTTAATAAACGATACACTGATGAACATTTTCCGGGTTTAGAACCAACAGAGTCGACTATATTCAGCTGTTCAAGTGTGTGGTTTGCTAGAACCATTCTGTCTGATTTATTCTCAAACACAGGTTCTATGATTTTATGCGTTAAATGCGGATTATGTTCATGTATAAAATGAAGAAGAAACGTAAATGACTGAATTGCAAATTCATATGCGGAATAAGATTGAAAAATAGAATTGCACACATGAAATGAAAAAAATTTGCCCAACATTTCTTTACGATATGTTTGCTTTTGACAATTTTTAGCTTGAATATAAAATGGATGTGACTGCGATTGCGGCGATTGTGCTGACTGCTGTTGTATGTCAATCATGTGAATCGGGTTGGCACAAGCGCGGATATTTGCAAAATTGATAATGTCTTCAATATCGTTTGCAGAGAGATTGGAAATAATAATAACTTCATTGGGTTGAAAAGAAGAAATAAATCTCTCCAACTCATCATACGTTGTTTGATTATGGCGCGCATTTATTTCGGATTCACATTCAAAGCATGTTGTTCTTCCGGTATAAATGTCAATATTTGACATGCCCATAATAATTTTGAAACCCGCGGACCCAATGTTGACGCGCTCAATCCAAAAGCAACATGTATTATTTGAGAGAACAGTTGCAGCTTCAGAATCATTTGAGAAAAATGTGCCCGGTGAATAAATACAATGCAAATTTCGCGTTGTATTTGAACCTTGTCCGTCTTGTACATAAACAATAATTGTGTATCCTAATTCCTGCATCTTTTTCACATATCTCTCCAAACTATAATCCCTGAAATTGCAGGTAAATGGAAATCCTGCCATGCACCTGCCGTTTGTAATCGAACAATTTAAATCACAAGCGGAACAAAATTCCTTCATATTTGCATCAATCATATTTCCAGCCGAATCCGTTTTGGAATAACATTCGAAAAATGAACCCACCTGCATTAATAAAATCGTCTTTGTTCCATATTTATGCGCGTATTCGCCAGACAATCGAAAATACTCGTCTGTTAATGCCATTGATGAATGATGTTTTTGTGATGATACAAGCTAATAATATCTATGCACATGAATCTAAGTTGTTTTCATATATGTATTATTTTCTTTTACTATTTTTTCTTTTACTATTTTTTCTTTTACTATTTTTTCTTTTACTATTTTTTCTTTTACTATTTTTTCTTTTACTATTTTTTCTTTTACTATTTTTTCTTTTTATTGTTCCACCGGCGGGATCGGGATATTCAAAATCAGGTAGGTTTGGAGGAGAGCCTTGTAGATTTCTGGGGTTGTAAATTTGTTGTGTTCTAGGTGTATCAAGATTTTGTGCGGGTACGGCAGCAGCGGGAGCAACGGCGGCAGCAGCAGGAGCAACGGCGGCAGCGGCAGGAGATGCAGATGCGGCTTCTTCTAATTTTTTTAACTCGTCATTTAATTCTGTTAGTCTTCTTTTTAAAGCAACTAATTCTCCTGTTAACCTCATTTGTTCCTCATCCTTACTCTTTTTATTTTCACTCAACTGGTCTGTTGCTGTTGTTTCTCTGTTTTTAATAAATTCGTCAAGGCGTTTGTTCTGAACATTTATTTTTGTCATTATTTCATTCATTTCTGCTTTTATTACACTATCATCTCTATTAACTGTTCTTGAGCTAGCATTTCCCATTTTTTTTATATTAATAATAGATATTATTTATTTTATAATTTGATTTTATTTTTATTAAAGATGTTTAAATTCATTTAAATTTTTCTTGTTTCATTTATGTAGTTGTGAATAAATACGTCTCCATTTGTATTTACAACTTCTCCTGTCATATTACACTCTTCATATATTTTTCGTAATATGTTGGATGGAGCTGTAGAACCAAGTTTTAATAAATTATTTTTAATAAGTGCATTTTTTACATCATAAATTGGAACATTTTTTAATTCGCGTTGTGCATTTTGAATTATTTTTCTGGTTTTATTGTTTTTAATTAAAATACTTATTTTGTTGCCATGTTTTCCAAGTTTGTATTTTTTAATTGTAGTTTTTCTTCGAACTTGTTTGAGTTTTCTTGGTTGAGGTTTATATTTTTTTACTTTATTATGACTGGTTTTTTTCAGGTGACTGGTATTTTTGTTTTCATTATTATAATTGTAAATGTTGTTATTATCGAATGAATTTTTTTTTAATGTTTTATTGTAAAATTGTCTGTATGATGGTTTTGTTCCACCTTTCATTGCTCCATATGGAACATCGTCGTTGAGTTTAATCATTGAATTGTTTTTGTTATTTTTCGCGCCATCATAATCATCATCATCATGATTGTTGTCATTGATGAAGTTGTCATATTTCAAAGATGAACGAGGCGGAGGCGGAGGCGGAGGAGGCGGAGGCGGAGGCGGAGGCGGAGGAGGTGGTGGCGGAGGCGGAGGAGGTGGTGGCGCTGGCGCCGGCGCTTGAGACACTTCATGAGGTGGTAGTGGAGGAGGTGGTGGTGGAGGTATGTTTAGTTTCAAAGTAGATAAAGATTGCTGCAGCTCTTGTAGTTGCTGTTTTAAATGCAGAACAGGTGATAATGGTTCGTCATGTTTAACGCCCGTGTTCATGTTTGTGTCCATGTCCGTATCCATGTTTGTGTTTATTCCTCCTGTAACATGTCTTGTAATGTTTGATGAAATTGGAAGCATTAAATTCGAGGGTACATCTAGTGTAACATTTTGAAGTTTACTTGAATTATTGTTACTATTGTTATTACTATTATTATTATTATTATTATAGTGATGTTTTCGCGTTACTGAAGATGGATGTGTATTTTTTTTAAATTTTTTTAAATAATCAATGGATGCTTCAAAGTCTTTTGAAAAAATGTTTGTATATTTTTCTCTATTAAAAGGCTCTTTTTGTTGTTTGTCATTGTTACTATTATTATTATTAGTACTGTCATTATTACTAAAATCAAGAGGAACAGAATGAGCTCTTGTTGCATTTTTTGTTTCTTCTCTCTTTTGTTTCAATAATTTAATCAAATTATTTTTAAGTTCACTGGGTTTTATAAATTCAGGGAGTTTTCTATTTTTTTTTATAGAACCGTTATTTCTTTTTTGTGAAAATGATGGATTTAAATGTTCGCGATTGATGGTTATCTTTTTTTTTATTTCTGTCATTTATTTTCTTTTTATTTTGTTGCTAGTTATTGGTTAATTTATTTTATGAATGAATGAATATAAAATGGATTGGTATTTTTTTGATATTATATTTATTATATAAAAAAATACATTATTTTGGACACATCTTTTTACTTTAAATAAATGTATAAATCATTTTATATTATATGATAAAAGATTTAAATATAAATTGATTTATAAAATAGTCAGAACGAACATTATAAAATGGCTGTTTCAACTTCACACGTGAAAATGAATAAAAAAGACAGTAATGGGAGAGGTTTCGAAACAAATGATGAATATAATGATTATGACGACAGTCAAAGCGAATATTCGGAAGCGCCTTGGAAAATTATAAGTTCATATTTTAAGGACCAACATTTGAAACGTTTGGTGAGGCATCAAATAGAGTCGTACAATGATTTTATTGGGGTTCAAGTTGAGAGAACAATTGGAATGTTCAATCCAGTGACGATTGCGTCAGAGCAAGATTTTGATAAAAAAAATAAAAAATATAAACTGGAGATTGAAGTTACGTTTGATAAATTTCATCTTTATCGTGCTCAAATTCATGAGAACAACGGTGCTACGAAACTCATGTTTCCCCAAGAGGCGCGTTTAAGAAATTTTACATATGCATCTACAATGACAGTGGATGCAAATATAAAATACATTGTTCGTTCAGGAGAACAGCTTGAGAATGTGCAAACGTTTCACAAGGTGTTGCCGAGCATTCACATTGGTAAAATGCCAATCATGTTGAAGTCATCAGTTTGCATATTGAATCAGTATGCTCACATTAGTAATGCTGAGACGGGAGAATGTTCATATGACGCAGGTGGTTACTTTATTATAAATGGAAGTGAAAAGACGGTGCTTGGTCAAGAAAGGGCGGCTGAAAACAAAGTGTATTGTTACAATGTTTCTAAAGGAAATACGAAATGGATGTGGCTAGCGGAAGTAAAGTCTGTGCCTGATTTTAAATGTATTTCTCCGAAACAAATTAATATGATGATAGCAAGCAAAAATAATGGTTTTGGATTTCCGATTTATGTTCAGATACCGCGTGTGAAACAACCGATTCCGTTGTTTGTGTTGTTTCGGGCGCTGTCCGTGCTGTCGGACAAGGAAATATGTGAAAAGATAGTGTTTAATATTGAAAACAAGGAAGGAAATAATGAGTCAATACTTATGGCACTTCGCGCGTCTGTCATTGATGCCAACACGGTTCTTACTCATGAAGATGCGATGCGTCAAATCACGTCGATTGTCATGTTTACTCCTTTGAATATGGATAAAGAAACGGGAGCAAGAAAGAAGCGCGATTTTGCAATTGAAATCTTGAATTCTGATTTGTTTCCTCATTGCAGAACTCAGGCACAAAAGATATACTATTTGGGGTACATGGCTTCACGAATTATCAAATGCAGTTTAGGGATTATAAAACAAGATGACCGCGACTCATACATGAACAAGCGCATTGATTTGACAGGTGTTTTACTGAATAATTTATTTCGAAATTATTTCAATAAGGTGGTGAAGGATATGACCAAGCAGGTCATTCGTGAAATCAATACAGGCTCGTGGAGGTCGACCGAAGACTACTTGAATATTATTAACAAGACGAATGCATACAAGATAATCAAGTCAACAACAATTGAAAATGGAATTAAGCGCGCTCTGTCAACTGGAGATTTTGGAATCAAAAATGTCAACACAAATAAGGTGGGCGTTGCCCAAGTTTTGAATCGTTTAACATATGTGTCGAGTTTGAGCCACCTTCGTCGTGTAAGTACGCCGATTGATAAAAGTGGAAAACTGATTCCGCCGCGAAAACTCCATAACACAACATGGGGGTTTTTATGCGTCGCTGAGTCTCCTGAAGGCGCAAGCGTCGGTGTCGTAAAAAATATCAGCTACATGTCGCATATCACCATTCCGAGTCACGCCGATTCGCTTCACAAGCAGGTTGAACCGTACATTCAATGTCTCGACACAATTGCCAACAGCAACGTTCTTGTTGATGCAGTAAAGGTATTTGTAAATGGTGCGTGGGTAGGAATAAGCACTCATCCGGTTGAACTCTACAATGCATTCAAGGATAAGAAAAGCAAGGGTATTATTAATATTTACACGTCGGTTGTTTTTGATATTCGAAACAAGGAAATTCGAATTTGCAATGACTCGGGGCGAATTATGCGCCCGGTTTTGCGTGTAAAGAATAATCGCACATTTATCACGTCGGATGTTCTGCGCAAGTTGGACCGCCGTGAAATCACGTGGGACGACCTGGTAACTGATTGCAGGATTGAAAATGCAGTGATTGAATACATTGACCCGGAGGAACAGAATTTCAGCATGATTGCAATGAAACGCACAGATTTGAAAAATGCATCAAATCCGACTCCGACTTCACAGTTCACCTACAATTATACCCACTGCGAAATTCACCCGAGCACCATTTTTGGAATCTTGGCATCGTGCATTCCGTTTCCAGAGCACAACCAGTCACCCAGAAATACTTATCAATGCATCGGAGTTCATGAAAATGTTCTTATGGGAGATGGAACAAGGACACAAATAAAAGATGTTAGAATTGGAGACAGTGTAATGTCATTTTGTCCCAAAACATTTGAAGTAGTTAAAACTAAAGTTGTAAATCACTTTATTCGTAAAAATGATAATCCTGTTTACAAGGTCAAAACTATTAGTGGAAGAGAAATTGTAGCAACAGAAGACCATAAATTCATGACAAACTGTGGTTGGAAAACTGTGGGTGAGTTGATTCAACAGAACGAATTAAGAGTTGGAATAACTCACTTTCCCACACACATTGAAGATAATAAAATTGGAGACAAATGCATATTGTGTGAAGATGAATTTATTAATAAGATGAAAGAACTCGAAATTGACGAAACTAAAAATAGAAAAATAAATAAAGTACAAAAATATGTTAGTAAATTAAAAAATATCGGATTGCTTCCGCTTTATGAAAATAATCCTAAATTAACAACATTGTCAAGAATAATTGGATATTTATATGCTGATGGTTCAATTAATATATACCAAAAAAATAGAAAAAATGTCAACAATGACGGTGTTTATTTATATAAAGAATTTCAATGTTCGTTTGATTTCGGACAATATTGTGATGCATTAGAGTTTACAAATGATTTGAAATCAATTGGATTTGACAAAGATATTAAAATAATGGAAGGAACAAGAACATTTAAAAGTAAAGATAGTGACAGAGAACAAACACACCACACATATGCAGTAATTTATAATGGATGTTTGCCAGCACTTTTAATAAGTATGGGAATAGGATATGGAAAAAAAACAGAAACTGTAAGAAATAGCATTCCAAATTGGATAGTTGACAATAATGCATATGGGCTTCAGTTCATGAGAGGGTTTCAAGGCGGAGATGGATGCAAAATCAGATGGGATAAAACAATTGATAGAAGGTTAACTACTATTGAAAGAATATATATTATAAAGATTCAAGAGACATCACAACAAATCAATCCAACTTACAAGGAGTCTCTGGTTTCATTCATGAATCAATGTGTTTTAATATTAAGTAGATTAGGAATTAATACATTGCATGTGAAAGAAAGTAAAATAAGTGAATCAAGAGTAAAAATATCATTTACTATTTCAAGTAAAATGGATAATATTATAAAATATTATGACACAGTTGGTTATGCATATTGTAACACTAAAAATATACATTCATTTAAAGTTACTGAATACCTTAAAACAAAAAAAAATAATAAACAAAACAAGTATTGTGGCAATATCGAAGAATGGATGAGGGATATTCAAGTTGTTAATAACTTGGCATTTATACCAATTGAGTCTATAACAAGACAAGAAGATTGCATGATATCTGACATTGAAGTTGAACACGATAATCATTCATTTATTGCTGGAGATAATTTTGCAAGTTCAAATTGCGCAATGGGTAAGCAGGCGATGGGCATGTACGTTACGAACTTTTACAACCGGATGGACAAGACGGCATATGTCCTATCCAATCCAATGCGTCCGCTAGTTGATACTCGTGTTATGCGCATGATAAAGCTCGACGAGATTCCATCCGGCGCACCCGTCATCGTCGCAATTATGAGTTATACCGGCTACAATCAAGAAGACAGCATCCTTGTCAACAAGGGCGCAATCGACCGCGGTTTATTCAGCGCAACCATTTATCACACTGAAAAGGACGAGGACAAGAAAATCAACGGTGACGAGGAAATTCGATGCAGACCAGATTCCACAAAAACAAAAGGAATGAAATTTGGAAATTATTCGAAATTGAATAGCAAGGGCGTTATTCCCGAAAATTCCGTTATTGAAAATCGTGACATTATCATGGGCAAGGTCATGCCCATCAAGGAAAATAGGAATGACCACACAAAAGTAATCAAATATGAAGACGCCAGTAAAATGCACAGGACTACAGAAGACTGCTACGTCGATAAGAATTACACGGAGCGAAACGGGGACGGATACGTCATTTGCAAAGTTCGCATTCGCACATTTCGAAAGCCGGTCATCGGAGATAAACTCAGCAGTCGTCACGGACAAAAGGGTACCATCGGAAACATCATTCCAGAAATGGATATGCCATTCACAAAGAGCGGACAGCGTCCCGACATCATCATCAATCCCCATGCCATTCCATCCCGTATGACCATCGCCCAACTCAAAGAAACCCTCCTCGGAAAAGTCCTCCTCGAACTCGGACTCTTCGGCGACGGAACATCATTCGGAGAACTCGACGTTTATACCATCCGCAATGAACTCCTAAAACTCGGCTACGAAAACAACGGAAATGAACTCCTGTATAACGGCCTATCCGGCGAACAAATCAATTCAGACATTTTCATCGGTCCCGCATTCTACCAGCGCCTAAAACACATGGTCAACGACAAGCAACACAGCAGGTCCATCGGTCCAATGGTAAATCTCACGCGTCAGCCTGCGGAAGGCCGCTCGCGAGATGGAGGATTACGGTTTGGGGAAATGGAGAAAGATTGTGCTAAGGGAGACACACCCGTTTCTCTAAGATGTGGGCTATCAGTAATGATTGAAGAAATGGATATAAATAAAAAACATGTTCTTGGGTGGAGTGAGAGCAAGAATGGTATGGTTCCTTCAAAACAATGCGCATTTATGGATAAGGGAATGCGTGACTGTGTTGAGCTAACATTTGAAGATGGTAGGAAAATCATATGTACAGAAGAACACCCAGTATTAACATCAAATAATGAATGGGTGAAAGTAAAGGACCTTGAACTTCATAAAACAAAGGTTAAAACCGGCGTTGCTTATCCACTTATGAAAGTCAAGGAAGAAATTGCGGAATGTGGTGGTTGGACACAATCATTAGGAACACGAACGCTCAGGACAGATACTTATAATGAATATATGAGAACGCTTGCATTTGCACGCATACTTGGACTTTTGATTACCGATGGAAGTATTAGTGCAGATGGTACACGAAAACAGGCATCAGTTTCACTTGGACATGTAATTGATGTTAAACAATTTCTCGGTGATATAACCATGTTTTGCGAAATTAACCAGATGAAATATAAAACGAAAAATTACTATTTTGTTAACATTCCGAGTGAATTTCTTGATGATATTCTTCAACTTGGCGGAATCTTGCGTGGAAGAAAAATAGATCAACCAGGAACACTTCCTGAATTTATTTTGAATGAGAACTGTCCACGCCCCATTATTCGTGAATTTCTTGCTGGAATGTTTGGCGGCGACGGACACACATGTGTTCTTGGATTGCATAGGGGGAAACGCGACGTTATGACATCCGTTTCATTTTCAAAATCGAAGACATATGAGCATCGTGAATCATTGCAAAAAATGTTTGAAGATATGCAGAAACTACTTGCCAAATGTGGTATTCATAATACAACGATTCAGAATTTTCGGGAAACATCCTCATCTAGAAAGAAATTCGAATTGAAAGATAAAAATGATGCGTCGAACCGAAGTTTTCAGTTGACGCTTCACCTTCCTATTGAACAACTTATACCATTCTCCGAAAAAATCGGATTTCGTTATTGCTGCCACAAATCCCAGCGTCTTGAAGCCGGTGTTTCATATCGTCGCTTGCGTGAAGAAGTTTGCCGTCAACACAATTGGCTGGTGAATCGTGTTGATGAAATAACGCATTTCAAGGAAATCAAATCGAAGAATCCGGACAAGATTGTGCCCACAAAGAGTGCCATTATTCAAGCAGTTGAAGAACTAAAGAAAACTGAAGGGCTGCTTCATGAATACGCAATTCCAAGCACACACGATATTACGGATCACCTGATTAAAGGCACAGAATTTGGCAAATTCACATCCAAGTCATTTCCCACTGCGGAACAATTCATGGAAAAAATTGGAGCGCTCAGCTGGTTTCTAAGCGATGATGCAGAGTCAGAAAAAAAAATGGATGACCACGACCACGTGAATGAACAAGTATTTAATGAAGAAGAAGGTATAATTGATGACGATATTAAAGATTATGACACCGATACTACAGTATATGGCGTGTATCGCGAAAGTGCCTCACTTCCCACGATGAATTTGGAGGTTGTGTCGAGAATCAATGTCGGCCCGCAACACGTGTATGACATCAGTGTAGAAGACACGCATTCATTTCTTGCAAATGGCATCGTTGCACACAACTGCATGGTATCGCACGGAGCTGCACGATTCACGCGCGAGCGACTCTACGATGTTTCAGATAAATACCAGGTCCATGTGTGTTCCAGATGCGGAATGGTTGCAGCTTATAATGACGCGTTGGGCATTCACTGCTGCAAAATGTGCGACAATCGAACCGATTTCGCGTACGTTGAAATTCCATATTCATGCAAGCTGCTGTTTCAAGAACTGCAAACGATGAATGTAGTCCCGCGAATCATGACGGAATAATAGAATAAAATAAATGTAAAATAAATATTTGTAAAATTAAAAATATTTATTGTGATATGTTTTATTTTTTCTTTTTGAAGGTTTTTCTTTTATACCTTTTTATGTTCCTTTTTATGTTTCTTTTTGATTTTCTTTTTGATTTTCTTTTTCTTTTTGAACCACCTTCACTACCATCAAGTGATTCACCACATAATAATGACATTTCCATTTGTAATTCGTGACTAGGAGATTTTGGCTTTAGTGCCAGTATTTGACAAAATGCATTTTTATCTCCAACAAATAATGGATGTGGATTTTTATCTAATATATTAGATAATAATTCTATGTTTTGACTTTCATATAACTCATCAAATTTCTTGATGGGTACATCACAGCTTCTTTCATTTAATGCAAAATTCATAAAACTTTCAATAATATCACAATTTTGTGGTGTAAGTTGTCCAGTACAGTATGTAGCTTTGAATAATGCAGAATTAGTATCAAACATTTTTTTTGCTTCACTAACAATCCGCACTCTTTCTAGTTTTCTAAAAAAATTATCACCAAATAATCTTTTAATCGCATTTTTATTTTCTAATGAAGTACTCATTAACCTTACCACATTTTTAACAGGCATATCTATAGTTACTACTCCTAATACATCGTCTACTATGGGGAGAGCAGAAGCCATTTTATTATACAATATTTATATATTATATTATTTTATTTATTTTATTTATTTGTTTAATCTCTCTTTCTCTCTTTTTTAGAAAGTTATAATCGAAATATAATCCTGTAATCCTGAATCATGAACACACCTGTTAGTCCCATTAATCACAAAACATGTTGGCAATAAAAAACGCGCCCACAAGTCCAAGTACTGCTCCTAAATGATAGTTGTATTGCATTTTTCTGTACACATTTAACCATGCTTGTTTTTGTTTTTCTCCGTCAATGTGAAGTATCATCCAGTCGCTTTTTGGAGAGAGAATATAAAAAAAGTAGTTGGTTATAAATGTGACTGCTCCAACAACGCATATTGTTGAAAATCGATTTATTTTGTATGAATTTTTCGTCGCACTTTTCCAAAATAAAAATAAAAGTGATAATACAAGACCTAGTCCAAACCCTTTGAAATAAATTTGTCGACGTTCGTCTGCAATCTTTTTATAGATTGCTTTTTGTTTTTCGGAGAGAACGGCGGTAAATTCTTTTATCGACAAAGTGCTGTCTGAATTGTACATGGTGAAAATCATTGCAACGATGAACATTGTTGCAATAATGCAGCTTTTCATGCAGACCATTTTACAGTGATTGTGAGTTTAGTTATTATATTGTATGAAAATATTTTATTTTTATTTATAGATGGCATAATATCGTTGTAAAATCTCTACTAATACTAAATTTGCCAAATCATTATTTCCTTTTATTTCACATTGTAAAATTGAAGATTTTTTATCCCTGTAAATTTTAACAGTGGTTTGAATACTGTCTTTTGGCATGTGGAAAATATCAAAAAACATTCTACCTTGCAACAATAATGCGTCTTCATCCAGTTGAATGTTTGCATAACCATTATTAGTTTCTATATCATATTGAAGAGTATAACCATCTTCTACATCCATAATTTTTTTATCAACATCTTCGAGAGCAAGAACGATGTGTTCTAAATTGAAATCAATCTTTGCTTGCATTATGACTCACGTGTATATAATTTAAGTTATTATCATTAATATCTTTTATATATATATTTTGTGATATTCATTATTTTAATTTTATTTATTTTATTATATAATATTATCATATATTAAATATACGAACATTTAAAAATGAAGATGATTTTAGGAGGTTTTTTTAATGGCTTTTCTGCGAAACTGTTAGGTGGTGGATCAAGTAAGAACGGCAGCGGTGGTCCAGATGGCAGCAGTGAAAGAGAAATGTCGCGAGTAACGTTGAGAGAAGCATGGAACGGTGCAGCTGCAACTGGAACTGTAAAAAATCTGCCAGTGGCTGCAACTCCATTTCGCGCTATAAACAATGCTGGAGATTTATTGAATCGTAAAAATTACACTTCAGGCGGTCCAACGCAAATTAGTTCTGTAAGAGGTGGATTGAATGGGTGGAAGAAAATGGCGGGAGCAGTTCAACCGCATCCTGATAAAACTGGTGTTCCATCTTCCACATGCAATGTGAAATATGTGTACGACGGTTCAGATTACACCACGTTTAAGAAGCTTCAGGCGATTAACCGCAACTACAATAATGCGAGCAATGGTGGAAACTTGAATAGTGGTTCTCAGTCTGCATTTAGAGCAATTAGGCGCTTTTAATAATATTTCTTAATTTATTTTATATAATAAAAGTGTAAATAACAATAACAGCTCATTCAAAATACAATATATTAATTAAGCATAATATATTATATCATATTAAGTTATATAACTAAAATGGTATTCAAGTTGAAATATAATTTTAATGGTCCTCCTGATAGTCATATTTTAATAAAACAGCGTGGAAATAATGCAACGCTGACAAGCGTGAATCCGATGCCGCAACAGTTTTATCCGTCATCCAATGACAGCGTCTTTGCAATGGGTCGTCGTACGTTTGTTAAAACTAAAGGGGAGCCAAATGGTGTCAAAAATATGGATAATAAGGTTGCCGGAAATGTGCATGGAAATTTTGGAACAACCTTTAATCAAATACCGCCTCATAAACGCACAGGTTTAGTTGGAAAGCCTATATCATTTCCGCAAGACAGTTCTCAACGAATTGAGCGTCTTAAAAATAATGCAATTGGCGGAGGGAGTATGAAGGTGGGTTTAGCAACAACTGCTCCCATGTCTTTTAGAAGCAAAGACACAACTAGTCGAAATATTGCAATTCGAAGGTGTCGTGCTGGAGGGTGTATTGCGCCAAAAAAGAAGGGTGCAAATAACTCATTCAAATCTGGCGGAGGGTCAATTTATACAAGTATAGGGAATCGTCAAATTTTTGCTCCATAAATGAAAAGTAATAGCATTTTTATATTAATGATGAAAAAATAATAATATAAAATTAATATATATATAATAAAATTTAGTAAAATGAAAAGAGAAACTCTAAAAAATAAAAGAATGAATAAGCGTAGCAGGACACGGCGTCAACGTAGATATAGACGCCGCCAAATGTTTGGAGGAAGAAATGCACTTATTAATTTTCTTAGTCCAACACCAAACACGCCTGAGAGTTGTGATGAAGAATATAAAAAATGCAAAGCTGGTGTAAGTGGTGAAAATGAAGGTGGTATTTTTAACACGATTAGTAATTTGTTAACGGGTAACTCATCTACTGAATCTACTGATGCGTCGTCACAACCTCAACAAGTTTCAACATCATCGTTGGATTTGTCACCGTCTCCATCGGACTCGTCGTCGTCTTTTATGTCTGAACCATCTCCATCGGGCTCGTCGTCACAACCTGAACCAGTTTCAACATCATCGTTAGATTTTATGTCTGAACCATCTACTGATGCGTCGTTACAACCTGAAGCATCATCTACTGATGTCTCGTTACAACCTGAAGCATCATCTACTGATGCGTCTTTACAATCTAAACCAGTTGCAACATCATCGGATTTTATGTCTGAACCATCATCTACTGATGCGTCGTCTACTGATGCGTCTTTACAATCTAAACCAGTTGCAACATCATCGGATTTTATGTCTGAACCACTTGAATCGTCATCTTCGTCGTCGGACTTGTCACCATCTGAAGAACCATTAAGGCCGTTAAAACGCTCTCGTTACGGTGGTGGCAGTGTAAAGAAATATAAAAAACGAACTATGAAAAGGAAAAATAATAGTAAAAAAAAAAGAAATAATAAAAAAAAATAAATAAAAAATTAAATACAAAACATTTTATAATGTATAATGTAATGTATTAATTGTAACATTATTTTAATAGTTGTCAGTCAAGTCAATATATTTGGAATGTCATCTTAATATATGGATTAATGCATATTTGTTATAAGCAAGTGCGCAAATGTGTACTTGTGGTCTAATGGGAAATTGGAAACTTCAAAACCAAGCGACTCATATGTCGCGAGTTCGAATCCTCTCAGTTCCTCAAAAAAAGGCTTCAAAGTAAGCTGAAAAAAAAATTGGAAAAAATATACCCAAAAATTAATCCCCTATAGCTCAGCGGCAGAGCGTCTAAAACACCGTCGTCTACAACCTTGACTCGCAAGAGTCCGAATTGATGATGGTTATCGCCTTATAAGCGGAAGGTCACAGGATCGAAACCTGTTGGGGGAATAATATCATTCAGTAGCTTTACAGAAGCTCCTCGTCATAGCTAAGCGACGCAAAACACAGCCTGCAACTGTAAACCACTCCCACGGCGGGCGGCTTATCGTCGAACACAATCAAGACACTCAATGTCCGAAAGTTTGATGGTTATCTCTTTCTCATTAAAAGGCAAGCACAGGATCGATACCTGTGGGTGGTACTCAACGGGGATGGCGCAGAGGAAGCGCGCGGGGCTCATAACTCCGAGGTCCTAGGTTCAAGCCCTAGTTCCCGTATTTTTTTTACTTTGACAAGGTCATCTATTTTATTTTTTATTATATCTTTGAATGAATCGATACAAAACATAGAGAGAAAATATGCTTATGCAAGCATAAAATGCCTTTACATAAACGTCATCTGGTAATTTTGAAAAATCGATTTTATCAAATTGATAACCTGACCTTTTTGAATCTTTTTTCTTTTTTTGTTTTATTTTATTTTTTCGAATCGCTGCATACTTGTATTTGCATTTTGATTTGTGTTTTGATGATGATGACGACGATGAGCATGAATCTGAATCATCACCATTACCGCCGTTGTAGTTTATAAATGTTTCAGTACATGTTTGCGTAGGGTCCGCCGGATTTTTTTTATCGAGAAATGTGCACGGGTCCATATTTTTCACATCGGCAACTGCGACAAATTTAGTGTCGGTTCCAAAATTGTCTTGTCCGGTGTCATTTAAATTTGCGTCGGTTACAGGAGTAATCGTGGCGAGCGTAACTGACATGCACGGCGGGTTTTCGCCCATCATGAATGACTTGAAAATATTTAGCGGATTTAGTTTCGCTAAATCACCTAGCGTTCCAGGAATTAATCCCTCAAATTCTGTAAACTCAGTTCCCCCTAGACCTGATGATATAAATGGGATGTTTCCGCTCGGAACATTATTAATGTAAATATATCGGTCAACTAATTTGTTTGATTCAACGTCAGTGCACTGACCACCTGTTTTTAAAAAAAACTTATCACCTAAAGGACCGCCTGTTGTAGAACCACCCTTTCCAGACACAAGCACTTCAACATAGTTGATCAATCCGCCAACATTATTAGCAAGTGCGTCAAAAGTTCCTTCGTCCGACATACCCATATCTGATGGTTTCAATATGCGTTTCCAATACAAATAATCAGGACCCAGCAAATTCTGCTCCATCCCTTTCATATCCGTCATAATATCTGAAAAAAAACCCGACATTTTAAAATAATCTTTGAATAATATATATATAATAATTATTTAAAAAAACGATTAAATATAATACCAATAAACAATACTACTACAACCAAAAAAAAAACAAAATGAATAATCGAAACGAAAATGTAGAAAAAGGTACAGAAATGACACTTTTAAATGAAACACCGCCACCATCACCAACGTCACCAACGTCACCAACGTCACCACGACTATTATACAAAAAAATGAATTTGAAGTCAAATACTTTTTTAGATGCAGACGAGTTGAGTAATTTGAAGGCAACATTGAAAACGGGAGACTTGTTGGTGTGCGACGATTTACAACACAATTCATGGGGAATATTTAGCTGGTTCATTAAGTTCATGACCCAAAGCGATTATTCTCACGTTGGAATGGTTGTGGTTGACCCGGATATGACAAACCCCAAGTTGAAAGGTGTGTACGTTTGGACATCGGGAATATCTGATACTCCAGACCCCGAAGATAATAAAAAAAAATTCGGTGTTCAATTTGTCGAATTTGATGAATTTTTAAAAACATATCAGGGAAAAATTTATCTCAGACGTTTGATTTGTGAATCAAAAGAGCAGTATGAAAAACTATTTAACAGTGTTACACTACAAGAAATTCATAAAGTTGTCTATGATAAACCGTATGATATCGTGGTAACCGACTGGATAGAAGCGTATTACAAAAAAGACCCCAATCCGCAAAAAACGTCACGTTTTTGGTGCAGTGCATTAATTGGATACATATACACAAAGGTAACGCTGTTTCACGAGAATTTGGACTGGAGTATATTGACACCGAGTTATTTTTCAAGTGAAAACAAAACGTTTCAAATGTTGCACAATGTGAAACTCGAAAAAGAGTATCAAATTTGGGGATAAACTGTAAATATTTATTTATTTATTTATATTTATAAACTGAATATTAATTATATATAAAATTGAATTTATATATATAATTAATAAAATCTCAATAAAAATCAATCAGTCAATCAAATCAGTCAACTCATAACAAGTCATCAATGTCGTCGCATCATCAAGATTGGGAACCCGTTATTTTTAATAAAAAATCAGCAGAAAAAAAAACTGCACCTGCAACAACTCAGAAAACATCGTCATCATTGGCATCTGTCGGCATTTATGCAGCCGCATCAGACGACGATGTAAAAAAAACGAAATATGTTTCAAAAAAAACTTCCCTTGCTGTCAGCGCAGCAAGGTGTGAAAAAAAAATGACGCAGAAGGAATTGGCACAAAAATGCAACTTTGATGTTTCAATTGTTGCTGAAATTGAAAGAGGAACTTGCGTGTACAATCCGACACATGTTAATAAAATACAAAGTGTTCTTGGAGTAACAATACCAAGAAGTTAATTATAAATAAAAAAAAATAAATAACTTAAAAATATATTAGTTATATTTATAACTGTACTTTTACTTGTAATTGTATTTGTATTTGTATTTATTTAGTTTAATTTATATTTTTTTTATAAATACACACATCAAACCATTTCATTTATTACGTAGTCATACTCAATCATGAGTAAGAGTGAAATTACGGAATTGTTTCGTTCCCAATTGGAAACCGTTTTTACAACATTTGTTTATGATGCTACCTTTTTAATATGCCTCAATGTGCATAATAAGGAAATTATTGTAAATTTTCCTGTTGTATTAGATGATAACCGAGTTGAAATATTTACTGGATATCGCGTTCAACATAATAATTGGTTGGGTCCATATAAAGGTGGGCTGCGTTTTAGCGAAGAGGTTCACATGGAAGAATGCAAGGCACTGGCATTTTGGATGACAATAAAATGCGCCCTTCATAATTTACCGTTTGGCGGAGCAAAGGGGGGTGTCATGTATAATCCAAGAAAGTATTCAGAAAATGAAAATCGAAACATTTCGAAAGCATTTTGTGCCGCCATTTATACAAATATTGGGCCAACTCTTGATATACCGGCACCGGACATCGGAACGTCAAGTCAAACAATGGACTGGATGGTTTCCAAATATCAAGAGTTGAGCAATGTGTCGAACAAATCACAATTGGGCTGTTTTACGGGTAAAAGTGTGGATTGTGGAGGGTCCTTGGGGCGAAACCACTCCACCGGTTTGGGCGTTGCATTAACAATTGACTATTGGAATAAACATCACAAGGATTTTATAGATGATCCGTTGAAAACATACATTATACAGGGTTTCGGAAATGTTGGCGTTTGGACGATGCATTTTTTAAATCAGTTTGGTTACACGTGCTTGGCGGTTGGCGACCACACCGGATATTATAAATTCAATGACGCATCTAGCATGAACGTTGAAATGTTGAAAAAATATAATGCTGATAATCGAGGATTACTCAACGTGGAGAGTTCGCCTGCGTTTAAAGACGTTGAAAAAATAAGCGAACAAGATTTTTGGAAAATGAAATGCGACATTGTAATTCCAGCCGCGAAAGAGCTGCAAATAACAAAAGATGTTGCCCAAAATATCGGTTCAAGTTGCAGGCTTGTTGCAGAAGGTGCAAATGGACCGACAACTGCCGAGGCTGACGCAATATTGCTTGAAAGAAACATTGAAGTAATACCTGATGTGTTGTGCAACAGCGGAGGTGTCATTGTGAGTTATTTTGAATGGGTGCAAAATAATTCAAATGATTATTGGAGTTTGGATGCGGTTGAAGAACGTTTAAAAAAAATGTTACATAATACTTGCATTAGTCTATTTCATTTGAAGGACCAATATAAACAAGAGAAATACAGTAACAGAACTTTGGCTTATAAAATATCGGTTGATAATTTGTTTCATAATGCATAATATAAAATAATAGTTGTTTATAATCCCGTGCTACCAAACCCTCCTGCACCTCTCTCTGTTTTTACCAACTCTTCAACTTCTTCCAATTCATTTGTGAATATTCTCTCAAAAATCAACTGTGCAATTCTGTCGCCTGCTTTGATTGTAAAATCGTATGCCCCGTGGTTGAACAGGATAACTTTTATTTCACCCGTATAGTCGCTGTCAACGACTCCAGCGCCAACCTGGATTCCGTATTTGAATGCCAACCCGCTTCTCGGTGCAATTCTTGCATAACAGTCTTTTGGAACCATGATGGAAATGCCAGTGGAAATGGCGCACCATTTATGAGGTGGAATAGTTGCATCCACGGACGAACTAATGTCCAATCCGGCACTGCCTTCTGTGGCTCTTTTAGGTACAACTGCGTGCGAAACTAGTTTTTTCACTTGAAACATTATAGAAATTGAAAACTGAATTAATTATATAAAAGTATATAAATTTATATTTATACTTTTATATAACATATATATTTATTATACAAGTATTTTTTAGAATGGCGTTGGTTGTTGCAAGTTTATTACAAAGGGATGCGGTGTTGCGCTCGATTGGTGCTACAAATTCAAAAATATATGAAATTTTATCGGAATACATGTGCGGAGAGACGTACATTAAATCAAAATTAGAAACATTGGATATTATTTACAAATTGGAAGTGATTGAAAGTTATATTTCAGAGATTCCAGACACCACTGTTCATGAAAAAACAAGCATAAACAAAGCGTTGACAGGTATTCATGAAATGTGCACAAAATTGCATAATGAGTTGGACACAATTCTGAATAAAATAAAAATACACAATCAGAAATATTTTTATTATTTGAGGTCATTTGATGTTTCATCAGATTTATTAAACCTTGAAACCCATGTATACAATTTAAATCACAGGTTCAAAATGTTTTTAAGTCTGATGAATGCGAATGCGAATTCGAATGCAATGAATGTTCCAAAAATATAAGAGTATTATTTTTTTATATTAAAAATATTAATGAAAAATTTATTATACTTATTATACTTTCTGATTTTTTTAATTGATAATGGAGTTTTTTTTATAACTGGAGTATTTTTTTTTACAACAGGAGTTTCTTCCGCAACTGAAACGGGAGTAGCTTCTTCAACAACTGAAACGGGAGTAGCTTCTTCAACAACTGAAACGGGAGTAGCTTCTTCAACAACGAGAGTAATTTCTTCTGCAACTGCAACTGGAGTTTCTTCTGCAACTGGAGTTTCTTCTGCAACTGGAGTTTCTTCTGCAACTGGAGTTTCTTCTGCAACTGCAACTGGAGTTTCTTCTGCAACTGGAGTTTCTTCTACAACGAGAGTAATTTCTTCTGCAACTGCAACTGGAGTTTCTTCAACAACTGCAACTGGAGTTTCTTCAACAACTGCAACTGGAGTTTCTTCTGCAACTGCAACTGGAGTTTCTTCTGCAACTGCAACTGGAGTTTCTTCTACAACGAGAGTAATTTCTTCTGCAACTGCAACGGGAGTAGCTTCTTCAACAACGAGAGTAATTTCTTCAACAACTGCAACTGGAGTTTCTTCTGCAACTGCAACTGGAGTTTCTTCTGCAACTGGAGTTTCTTCTACAACGAGAGTAATTTCTTCTGCAACTGCAACTGGAGTTTCTTCTGCAACGGGAGCTTCTTCAACAACTGCAACGGGAGTTTCTTCAACAACTGCAACGGGAGTTTCTTCTGCAACTGCAACGGGAGCTTCTTCAACAACTGCAACGGGAGCTTCTTCAACAACTGCAACTGGAGCTTCTTCTGTAACTGCAACGGGAGCTTCTTCAACTACAGGAGTTTCTTCTGTAACGGGAGTAGTTTCTTCTGCAACGGGAGCTTCTTCAACAACTGCAACGGGAGTTTCTTCAACAACTGCAACGGGAGCTTCTTCAACAACTGCAACGGGAGTTTCTTCAACTACAGGAGTTTTTTCTGTAACGGGAGCTTCTTCTGCAACGGGAGCTTCTTCTGCAACTGAAGTTTCTTCAACAACTGCAACGGGAGTCGTTTCTTCAACAGCGGGAGTCGTTTCTTCTGAAACGGGAGCTTCTTCTGCAACGGGAGCTTCTTCTACTACGGGAGCTTCTTCTACTACGGGAGTTTCTTCTGCAACGGGAGCTTCTTCTACAACTGGTGTTTCTTCTGCAACGGGAGTTTCTTCCGCAATTGTAACTGGAGTTTCTTCCTCAACTGGATTCATAAATTATATATAAATTATATATATATTAAAATCTTTTGTTTATTTAAAAAATTTATACAAAATTATTTACTCTTAATATAGTTAAATTTGGAAACAATTAGACAAAATCAAATAAATAATAAATAAATATAATAATTTATATAAACATATGCATATATAAATATACACGCCCGCGTATATATTTATATGATAAATCAGCTCGAAGCGACCACACAAAATACAATCCAGCACCAAAATGATAGCAGCGACATCGCGGAAGCTGTAAACATAATTACAGCGTTGTATAATAAATACAGTAGTATGCCAAATGTTCAACAAAAATTGATTCATCATATTACAGATGTATTGCCGACGATTCTTGAAACGACTGTTCAACAGTATCAACAGAGAGAAGAGAGAAAAAAGTCACTTGAAGAAAAATCGGATGAATTTATTGAAGAATTTCTTGCAAAAACGCGTTATTTTTATCACTCTGGAACAGAGTTATTTTTTATTTACTCTGGTGATAAAGTGTATGAAGTTATAAAAGAGGACAACATTCAACACTCTATTTTAACAACCATTAGTGCAAGTCATAAAGATTTGATGCCATGGAAATATAAAATAAAAATACAAATTATAAAACGAATTCGAGAGAATAATATATTAAAATCTATACCAGAGTCAGAAACAATTCAAAATATTTTACGACTGCTTACGCCTGCGCTTTTTCACAACAAAGACACAGTAAAATACTTTCTTACTACCATTGGTGACATTCTTCATAAAAAAAATTCACTTCATTATTTCATTAATTCAAAAACATTTATTCCATGTATAAAGGAAATAAGTCAAGAGTGTTATAAATACTTTGGAATTAATTTATTGACTCATTTCAAATTTAAATACTATGAACATGCAAATGAAGAGTGCCGACTTATCAATGTGTGCGATTTATCAAACGGGTTTATTATTCTAGACGACTATTTCAAGTCGCACATTATTCCTCACATTATTGATTTGTTATGCGTTGCATCTCACTATTCAACGCGATACGTGTCTGCCGATTTATTTTTAGAAAAGTATTGTAATGACTATTCAGTAATAAATCATGCACTGTATTTAAAAAATAATACGAATCTCGAAATTGTGGCGAGGTTCATTCATGCAACAACAGAGGAATGTCCTGGATACACCATTACATATAAAAATTTGTTGTATTTGTGGAAGATTTTTATTGAGGAAGAGAATATTCCAAATATATTTTTTAATCATTCTCTCCAAGAGTTGCTGTCAACACATTATGAAGAGTTGAACTTGGACATTGACGTTATGCAGTTGCCGGATAACTTTGAAAATACAATTATAAAAAATAGAACAAGTAAACATTTACCATTTGTTTGTAGTTTTATGTCATTTTGGAATACATATATAATAGATTTGAATAATACAAAAAATAATAACGAAGAAGAAGACAAAGAAGAAGAATATGAATTAGAGTTGGAAGAGTTGTTGTCATTATTCAACAAATCAATCAAACGATCTGCGACGACGCTGTTGCATAATAACGTTTCAGATAAGATGTTGCTAGGACTCATAAAACATTTTTATCCAGACATCATCATTGAGGATGATAAGTATTTGATTCATGTGGGATGCCGATCAAATATATGGAATAAAAGAGCAGAAATCGAGGAATTTATAAAAAAATATAAAGAATCTAAAATAGAGAGTGCGAATGCGAATGTACACCCACTGACAAGTCAGTCACTATATACAATATACCAGTCTTATTGTAAGTATGCATTTGATAAAGAATATAAAATCATTAGCAAAAGATGGTTTGAAAAATATTTCATATCAGTTTATAATCATTATTTAATTGACACTGAAATAAATGCGAATATGAATATAATTGTTTCATCAAAATGGTTCAGTAAATAAAGTAAATTACATTAATATTTTATTTATTTCATGTAAAGACTATAATTCTCTCTTCTCTCTGATATAATTTGTAAAAATAGAAATATAAACTATCCATAGGGTTCGTTTCACAAAATTATTTTCCATCGGTTTTGTAAACGGGTGCATTTGACTTGGCGGCATCTGCAGCAGTTTTCGCATTATTCTTATTTGCTAAAAATTGAGCAGCTGCAGTTCGTGCTTGTTTAGGAGTCTGCACACATGGAATGGTCAACATGTAATTGTAGCTGATAGATGTAATAAGGATTCCTGTCAATAAATACCATATAAAGTAAGAAATAAGGTCTTTTAGTATAATATATTGTTTAAGTTCGAAAAATAACGGACTGCTCTCGGCAGTTACATTGTCATCAACCTGTTTAAGTCCGTCTTTGAATAATTCGACACTAATGCTTTTATTCCAGAAACCTACAAGGTTGTCAGTGTTCAGCGTGTTGATAACGGTAGAAGGATCGCTTAGTATATTTTTAATGACAATAAATGCATCTTTATCTTTCGCTTTTCCAGTATCATTCAATAACTTTTCTGTAAAAAGTGACGACACGCCGAAAACGCTTGCAATAGCATAGCCGATTGTATTCGAAAAGGCGGCAAGCCATCCAGGAAACATTGTCAGCAATAAGTTGAGTAAACCGAAAATAAGAACCCATGGAATAATTGTTGCAACAGCCGCGGTTCCAACATTGGAAGGACTGTTGCACATTTGTTTGGCTAAATATATATTCAAAATAAATTGGCTCACAAGGATTAAAATAAAATAAATAGCAAATAAAATTGTTGACTTATCAGGAAACATGTATTTCATAACAAAATAAACAGCTGTAACTCCAATATAAACAAAAATAGAGGTGGCTGGGTCAATCACTTGAGCCGCTTTTGAATTTGAGGTTAGAGATGTTAGAGAAGATGCGGCGGCAGCGGTTGCGGTTGCGGTTGCGGAAGCTGGCGCAGGTGTTGAAGAAGTATCGGTAGTAGTACTAGTAGTAGTAGTAGACATTTGCTTATTCTGTTTCTCTATTTAGTAAAAATATTATTTTATAATAATCTTTCTTTGTATTACAAATATATTAAATTTTATATATTGTGTGTAAAATTTAATATGAAAATATCTGTCACTTTTATAAAAGTAAAAACATCAGTTACACCTTACATAACCACAACCACAACCACCACATAGATTGATTCAAATGAATTTTTTTAGAATGGGTCATAGTCAAGATGACAAACCATTTTTAACTGAACCCGGCGTAAAGTCATTTATTAGTGGAGTGTTGAAAGGATGTCATCAATTAAAGTCGCAACACTACAATACAATATTCAATGTCTCAATGTTTGCATTATTTTTCATACTTTTAGGGGGTATTCTGTATTACAAATACAAAGGAAAACTTACTCCTGAAGAAAAAGAAAGAAGAAAACAACAAGAAAAACAATATATTTTAACAAAACTAAATAATGTATCTGCAACAATAAAAATGGATAGACAAAAAGGCAATATCACGCATGCTAATTTGATTACAGATTTACCTTCATGGTGAATGAATGAATATTGAATGATTATGTGATTATGTGGATGGTCAGTCATGGCAGTCATGGCGTCCAATCAATTTCAATAAACATTTTTTTGACTTCATGATAGTTGTACCCGTGAGGAAAATACGATTTTTCAATCCAGTTTATTTTACTATCAGGAAATACAACTTGAAGCTCTGCCAACAAATCTTGAATGAACTGTTCTCGAATTTTTGCTCTTTCGTTTGCATCATTTGTCAATTTCAATTGTAAGTTGTGGTACTCCAATGTTGACAGTTGCGCTTGTGACTGATAAATAAAATTACGCAATGTAGCACTAACCCACTCTTCTTCAAACGGAATAGAATACTTGAATGCAGTTTCAATGCAAAAATCAGAACCTGTATATAATCGCCCACTTACTTTATTTATTACACCATTGCATATTAAATTTACAACTCTATATAACTCTCTATTTTTAGGATAATTTTTAAGATATTCTTTTGTCATTGGTTTTATAACATTTTCCATGGTTTATGTGGTGATGTGGTGGTGATGTGGTGATATTTATTCGATTTTATTGAATATTTATTCAAAAACTATTGTGATGTATTTGTAAATCTTTAAATTATTTTAATAATTTTAAATTGTATCTATAGTTATATAAGCACACGATGACTACTGAAGCTGAAGAATCAAATGATGAAAAGATTATGAACTATTTTAGACTGAAACAAGACTATTTTGAAGAAAGAAAAAAAATAATTAATAATTTATATAAAAAACAGAAATTCATACAGTCGACAAATGAAAATAAAAGACTAGAAATAAAGCAAGAAATGCTTGAGTCATCTAATATTCGTTCTATTTTATCAAAAATGCAAAAAATAAAAAAAAGCCGTGGATTTAAAATGGGAAATACGCACAATCTTCAGGATTTGATTGAATCACAATTTAAAAAGGTTGAAGTAATGAAAGAAAATATTATCAATTTGAAGTTGGATTTGTTATTCAATTATAAATCTGAAGATGAGACTCTTGCTGAAATTACTGTAAAAATTCCTGAATTCAACAGAGAGCTTGAATTGTATAAAAAATATATTTCTGATTATGAAAATGTTGTTCATAACAAAGAACGACATGCACAGTTGATTCGCATTCGTGATGATATTCAAAGAATATTAACTGATATTGAAAAGCAAAAAGAAACTATGAGTCAAATTTCGGATCCTATAAAAAAGCTTGAAATTCTTCAAACTATTATTGAAATATACCAAACGTCACTTCAGTTCAATCCCGATTATCAGGAAGAAGGCAGAAAAAATGATGACGAAGGTGATGACGATGAAGCCGGGTCAAGACGAAAAAAAGAGACGGAAACCACTAAACAAATGAGACTCAAATACGCAGACTGTTCCTTGTATAAATTTCATCCTGATGATGATGAAGTATATCTCATACAAAGTCCTTTTACAATATCGCAACTTGAAGTTTCTATTAAGAAATAATGTATTAAAATTTAAATGTATTAAAATTTAAATGTATTAAAATTTAAATGTATTAAAATTTATTAAAATATTGATATTATTATTATTGTTGATATAATAATAATAACTGATAATAATAATAATTAATAAAATAATAATAATAATTGATAATAATAGTTGACAATAATGACAACAGTGGTGACAACTCCAAAAATAAATAACCCACAAAATTTTAGAGTTTCAAATACTTTAAGAACAACACGAAAACCGCACTATGCGACAAAGGCGGATACTGCATTTAACGTAGTTCCTGGCATGCATCGTCCAAATGCAAACGGTGTTCCATCCAATATAAATCAGGCTGATTTTATAGGACCGGAGTTTAAGGCGCGCCCGATAAAGCACTGGCGCAAGCAGCTAGTTCCCACAAATTCATCAACAGACAATTCTAGCCAAAAACGAATGGCGACGGTGCAGCTCATGGATACGCCGGGGTCAAGCGTGTATAAAACAAATGCAGAGTCATGCGAATGCATTGAAACAGGTGGGAATTCATTTCAAATAGCAGACTCCTATGCAGAAAATAAGTGTGATAAAGAAGAAAAAATTCAAAATAATGGTGCAATATCTATTCCGATACATTTTATCAGCACTCCAATTATAGAAGAAATTTTTCTTGATATTCCAGGGGCTGCCACCATTTATGACATTGTTTATGAAAACAATGAGCCAACTGTTCCGGATATTTATTTTGTTACTCCGATAACTCCGATTGCTGAACCAATTCCGGACCAAAAAGATGAAATTAACCCCGACACAAGTTATGAAATTATTACCAGCGTTTATGACACAGTGCGCATCTCGTGCAACCCTGAAAATAATCGAATCCGGTCAGGCATTTCCACGTTGAGCCAGTCTTATTATGAAACCACGACGGGTTATTTGCAGTCTAGGTGCAGAACTGCAGTTCAACGAATTTCGACTACCAAAAAACCAGGTTGTATATACTATCCTAGCGTAAATGATAATATTCCATTTGAATTTTTATACCCGATAGATGCGCAAAATGGCCCGCAAGTTTACGAGTCAAAGTATTGTACGAATCCAAAAACATATAATAACAATCTCCTCAATCGACCTGCAAATAATTATTGTAGTACAATCTATAAGCCAAATAACACACAGTTTGCGCGACAAGGTGCTGTTTCGGGAAGCACGCGTCTTCAAAAATTGAAAACAGACACGATAACAAGCAACGGATTTTCATTATATTCGGCATACGGAGCAACCATGGCAAATGCCGGCAATTTTCAGGGAACAAGTGTTTCAAATAATTATTTCGTTAAGAATAGAAGCTTTCCGCTTGAAGGTTTTATTCGCTTGAATAAGTATCGTGAAAATAAACAATTGGCATGCTGTAATTCTTAATTCTGTTCTTAATTCTGTTCTTAATTCTGTTTTTTTGAATTTGTTGTATTACTTGCTCACTGATACGTCCGTCGGTCGTCCGTCTGTCCGTCTGTCCGTCCGTCCGTCATATGTCATATACTTTTACTTCTTTCCCATCTTCGACTAAACCGAATCGAATTTTGTATGAAAATAAGTCATCTAATATGTTGCTTGAATTTCCTGCTCTGTTTATACTTTGCGCATCTTCAATTGAACACCCACCTTTAATAAAATTGACATTGGATATTGTTCCAATAGGTCCAGGCGTAATATTAGCTGATTCTCCAACACTGATTTGAATATTATTATTCGTAAAGTAATTCATGGATGAGTCAGTGTACGACACGCACACTGAATTGCTGGCACATGTGCTTTCTTTGGTGCTTGTTAGTGAAGTGGTCAGTATGATTGTGTTATTCAGTCTCCCATTTATAAACACATCTAAAGCGCGATTTTTATTTGTAAATCCAGTGTTCATATTATATATCGGTTTTGGATTTCCAGATGCATCTAAATAATTTTCATCTTCGACATAGTCATCGTCGCCGTTATAATTTAAAATCACATTTACTGATTCTTTGATTGGCAAAGATTGCGAGTTCCACATTATATTGTATGGACTTTTAACGCTAATAGAACTACTATAAACTAAGTTGCAGCTTGAATCAATATACAACTTGAATATATTTACTTGTGGTGTTGAACTATTATTTTCAAGCGATATGACATTAAAATTTGCACTTGCATCTGTTGGCACCCATGAATTTATATTCATCCAAAAAGATATTGCAAAAGCACCTCTGTTCAACAATTTATCAGGTGGAATAGATATCGGTGAAGAATTATTTGTATTCAAAATGGACTGTGAAGATGTTGTTAGCGCGACGCTTTGTTTTTCTTGCATGTAAAATGAAACTGAAATATAAACAGCAAAAATAAAAATTACAAGCAAAATAATATAAAATATATTTATTTCTTTACCATAAAATAACATTTTATTAGAGATTTATAACTATAATTTTATAATATATTAATTATAGTTATAATTTATTTTATTTATGATAATTTAATAAATCAAATATTAAATATCGAGTTTAGATAATTCCACGTTGTCTTTCACAAAAGCGAAACGAACTTTGTATTTATTGAAAAAGTCGGTAACAGAACTTCCAGTTCCACTTCCATCTCCGCTAGAATAAATGTTCCAAGCATCCTGTGGTCCTGTTGGTTCGGGGTTAAATGTTACATTTATTAAACCAGTAATTCCACCACCTACATCATAACTTCCACTAGGTAAAGAATATGTTGCTGACAAACTTGTTGTGCTGACAAGTTTTCCGTTGAGATAAATGTCTACTGCGTTACCATTATTAACAGACACAATAATACATACCCATGTCTGAAGTGGTATGTTTTGCACTGATGTTGGTTGAGTGCTGCCATTTCCTATAGAGAGGTTCAAAATATTATTATTGCTATCTAAACTTAAATTGAATCTAGTTATATCTTGCGTCCCCCCTGTGTTAGAAACAATATTTTTTGATGTTGTTGGTGTTTGTGACCATTCACTTACGTAAAGCCAAGTAACAAATGAGAACGAACTAGTATTTACTGGAACATTAATACTTGTCTTACTTCTTGCATCTTGATGACCAGTCGAAGCAACTGAAGATGAAGAAGAAAGCATTGTCCAAACAAAATAAATAATAATAATTAAAAGTATTACTATAATAACCGTTGTAAAAGAGAAATCCATTACTGTTCTATGGTAGTAGTGAGAAATAAAACTAACCTATATAATTTGTATTAGATATTATTATTATTAATTATATTTTTTTTATTGAAATAATTAATAAATATTATGTTTTTTATTTTTTTTTATTTTTTTTTTATTTTTATTATTTCTAAATGAAACGATTTTATAATTTTTGAATTTATATCGTCAAGTTAAAAGTTTGGAGATAATGGCGGATTCAAGTTTTTGTGTGTGTTGTATATCCACGAAATTGCGTCACTGCCTAAAGGATTTCGAAAGTACATAACATTACATGCTTGGCCGTATATACCTTTATCTTTTCCTACAGTTAAATTTGTCATAACATTTGGAAAAATATTTGATGTTGTTTTTTCTAATTTATTGTTTAAAAATACGTCCATAATGCCATTATTAAAATTTATAAATAAGTGATTCCATCTTTGCAAAGGAATTGACGGAATGGTCGTTATAGGAGTACTACCTGTAACGCTAACCACGATTGCATTTATTGCATTGCCACTTGCATCAACTGGGTTGTAACTTATGGTCGGACTTCCTGAAAAGTTCAGTATACTTACACCAACAGTACTTTTAGTATAACTTGAATTTGTATTGAGAGGTTGAGGGTGAATATAAAACCATGCAGACAGTCCATAATTATAAATCGGCTCGTTGTTGATTACACTATCTACAAGAGATGGCGTCAGAGCGGATGTACTGTTGTTGTTTGAATCTGAACTACTTGCTTGTAATGTATTTGACACATTAAGAGGCAGTACACTGTCCACTATAACTTCGCCGTTATGATTAATAACAGCATCAAAAGCTTTTGGAAGAATAAATAATAACGCAATTAGTATGATTTCAATAATAAGAATAATAACATAGGTCCAGCCTGTCGTCTGTGCTAGTTTCAACTCTGTTTTAATTGAATCAACGAAATTCAAACACAAACAAGGTAAGTAAATAAGCATTTTAAAAAGTAAGCTTGACCATGTAGGTGGTCCAGAAATATAACCTGGTGCTTCTGCGCCAATGAATTTGACAATCATGGTAAAAATGCCAATAAGTATTGCAATGTTTATGACAAAAAGAACCGTATTTGCAATCACGGGAACATTATTGTAAACGTGTAAAATTGCAAGAATGATTCCTAGGACGATTCCGATCAACACTGTGTATTTTAAGAATGATGTTATAAAGGGCACAAATGCTTCAAATCCCATTGCAAGCAATGACAAAAGTGCAAACCCGATGAATAAAAAGATGAATAAGAAAATAGATTTGTTGTCAGATACGATTTGAAACGGTTGTTTTTTATAAATATATACAACTAGGGCTAAATACATGAAAAAAATGATTAACATTGAATTTTTTACAATTTGTGTTAAGAATCCTTTGATGTTGTAGCCGCATATGAAGTTGGCAATTTTTTTGATTGACTCCCATATACCTGACATTGATGATACTGACATGTCATTAAAAAAATTATTGACCTCCTGAGTCACGTTTACACCTTTTACAACCACTTTATACAGCAAGTGAAGCATTAGTATTCCAAGAATCGAACACATAATAATTGCTGCAAGTTTATTCAAGAAAAATAGTGAACAAGCTAATAATAATAAAAAAATGATGACTACATAAATGTTTGGTATTCCGATATACTTGAAAAATCCTGTAATTATAAATGTTATAATTATTGCTACTAGAAATGTCCAGTCATGAATGATGTTATGAATATAACCATATAATAATCCGGCTATTATTAAAATTATTATTAAATACATAATATAGTAGACAGTTGTAGAAAGTACCATTTTATTTTACTTTTGTTTTAGATTATGTGTGTTTGAATTATGTGTTTGGTTTGATGTTTTATATAATATCTTTATAATATACTATATAAAATAAATGAATAAAATTAATATTTGAAACATTGTCTATTCATTCAATAAGAATATGCGTCAAATATAATACCAAATAATATTAAATAAAATATAATAACCCATTTCCAACCATATTTTTTTCTTATAAATTGAAATAATACATCTAAATAGCTAACAAAAAAAAGACATAAAATTCCAAATAAAACATAAATTATGTTATTAACTTCAGTACTATGAATATTATTTTTTTGTTGTTGTGTTATATATGTTACTGAAGAGTACAAGGAAATTATAAATATTGTTAAGATAGATACATGCAGTAAGATGGTAGACACCGGTAGTCTAATAAATTCCACTATTATATTTATTAATTCTGTTCCAGTTTCATTTTGTTTTATAAATAACAATATCAACGTCAATAATCCAATTAATGTAAATATTCTATTCACAACGTCATCCTTCTCATCCTGAAAAAAATCTGATATTTTTGAATGACGAAAAAATACAATCACCCATGATATCCAACACAGTAAATAAATAACCACGGAAAATATACTGAGTGGCAACTTTGGGTCAATCAATAAAGAACTCGGTAGTAGTTGAAAATATTTTGATACATTCTTTGTTGACAACCAAATAAAAAATGCTGTTAATGAAATAAAACATGCAAATGTGATATGTGCGGCATATGTCCAACAGATTGTATTATCAATGCGATTGTTACAACCGTTGCTTAAAGTATAAATATAGTAACTATATATTCCAATGAATAAAACAAATGTGGCAAATAGTCCATACAATATTTTTTTACCAGTGGATTGGTCACGGTAGGCTGTAAAAATTCCCACTAAAATGGGAAGAAGTATAGTTAAAGCTGCTGCAGAAATTAATGAAAATTTGCTTTTGTCTGGATTTTCTTCAATATCATAAATTGCTTTTATCAACCAGTAAAATACACCAACCCACGTAATATATGTTAGAATTGGAACAAAATACGTTTGTAATAGTGTGGAAATACTGTAATTTGTTATGTTCAAGTTAAAAACCTCATTGTAACGATATGTCAGTCCGATTGCAACAACTAATAGGGCAGTAAATAGACCACCTATCCATATATCTTGAGAAAGGTATAAAAAAACATTTATAATAATACATCCGACTACAACTAAAGATAATATAGTTATAGTAGACATTGTAGATTCACCAGGATTCATTGAGTTCATTTAAAATATTTTTGTTAAAACGAAATATATTTATTTATATATATAAATTATTATATTTTAATAACCACAACCACATAATAACCACCGGTAGTATTAAAAATTCTCAAATGCTGTTTTTTTTCCGTGACAGTCTCGACACAATGCCACTAAATTATCCACTGCATTAGAACCACCGTGTTCGAGGCGAATTTTATGGTCCACTTCAAACCAACTAGGTAGTTGTCGTTTGCAGTCGCCGCATCTCCACGATTGTTGGGCTGCCACGAATTTCTTTTTCGATTCGCTCACACTTCGTTTTGTGGCTTTTATTCCGCCGCCACCGCCGCCACCGCCGGTCCCTGAATTTCCTCCCGAGCTCATCATTTTATTTATATTGTATTGTTGTCGCCTAGATGTAGAACTGGACCAGTCTTCTGCTTCGTCGTCGTTATCACCCGCTGCTCCTTTGAAAAATGCGCGTTTATTTGTCATATCGAAAAATGGTGTCAACATGTCCGCTGATTCTCGACTAATCGGCATATATTTAATCAATTCATTTGCATGATGCATTATTGTCTGAGAATTTGCCGGGTTCTTTTTTAAAAATAAATACATGGATAATCCAAAAAATCCAAATGTTGCCATTTTAATATACTTTCGTGCGTTTGCCGTTTCAACCATTTTAAAATATTTTCCATCATAATAAGTATTTAAAATTAATGCGGCGGTAATAATAAAAATAATGAACTCAAATTTGAATTTCATACTTGTGTGCGTATTGTATAATTAAACTTTTATAATAATTTTTTATTATAATTTATATTTTTGTATAAATTAAAATATTGTAAATTTTATTTTATTTTTTTATTTTTTTTGTTTATTTTTATTTTTTTATTTTTTTTGTTTATTTTTATTTTTTTATTTTTATTTTTTTATTTTTTTTTTGTTTATTTTTTTTTTTGATTTTTGAATTATCTCTCTTCTCTCTAAAATGAGCCATCGTAAATCCATACAATCCTAAACCGAGCAATTCATACATCCATGTTACTTTTGGAAAAAAACTTGTATTCAGGGTTCAAGAGAGAAGAGAGATAAAATAAATATTAAAAAAATAAATATATATAATTTATTTCAAGTTAATTACGTCTAGTCTTGTTTGTAATTTTTAATGCAATCCACTTGTAAACGCCATTTTTATCTTCGACTGATTTAAAGAACTTTCCATTATTACCTTTTTTTGTTTGGTTTTTACATTCGTTGGCAGGAAAAGGAGGGGACGACCTTGTCGTATATTTTTTCTGGGTCTGTTTTACACATTTTGATTTAGCAGCCGGCATTATTATTGTTTGTATATATAATGTTTAAGAAAAAAAAATTAGGGCGCACACAATTTGCACCCGAGGGTTCCTCCACTCCCTCAATCAATATGAAATCTACAAAAGTATTTGACTAAATTCGGGGGGTGGCATACTTGGCGTTGTGGGCAGTAGCGGAATGTATGCATACGGCTCGACGATTTGAATGCAGTTGGAGTATGGTTTTGTTTGGGTGGGAGGCACGTGCATTTGGCCGAATGCATCATTCGTGTATGAAATCAAGTCAGTTGCCAAATACTTGCCAAAGTCATCCGACACATTCTTTTGCGTGTTTTTGAAAGTGTCCATGTGGTCAGTGTATGTGTCACGCGTGATAATGCTGCATGGAAGTCCGCGGTCTGTACGAGTCAAGTATGCCAGCAGAATGAACAGGTCATCGTTCAACTTTAAACCCGACGGAGTTGTAATGAAAGTGATACCATCTTGTTTTTCAAGAATTTTGTTCACATCTGGGGCATATGTCGGGTTCAGTTTGACGTTGGTGTGCGATGCGTGAATGACAACAAGCGGCGAATGCCCGCGCGTTTTCAACAAGTCAATCATTTTGCGCAAATCATTTGGATTGGGCTGACCATTTCGCGAGTGTAAAACGCTTCCACCGTCAACTATAATATCGTAAGCGGCGAAAGTTTTTTGCAGGGTTTTCAAAATGTCGTGAGGAAGGTGACTTTTCTTTTTTTTCTTTTCATCTTCCGCAATGGCTTTCGTCACGTTATTCTCGATGACTTTCATGATTTTTTCGATGTAGTGACCGCAATTTTGAAGCGAGTAGCGACGCAGAGTTGAAGACTTCTCAAATTCAGATTTGGTTCCACCTGCATCATGCAGAAATTTGCCGTCCAAGTGACGAAGCAACTGGGTCAAGCCGTTTTCAATCATGAATCGAATGTCTTTTTGTTCCAACAATGCGAAATCGACATATGTTTCAAATAAATGAGCGCTGTACGCTGGGTCACCTTTGTAAACCATCAACTCAAAATAGTCACGCTTCATCGATAGGCGACCAAACAATGATTCAATCAATGCATTGTCGCTTTCTTGAATTGCAAATCGCAACGTCATGGTGATAATGCCCTTTTCTCGTGTGGTTGCAATCAATGTAGAGTTGTCATCAACAATTTTGCGCATTTCATCGCTGCGTTTGTTGCTGAGCGCATCATTCATTTGTTTTTGAAGAAGCATAAGCTGTTTTTTGCAAGCTTCATGCCCTTGTCCTTTTTCTTTTCCCTTTCGTCCTTGTCCTCCGCCGCATGCTGCTGCTGCTGCTGCTGTTACTGTTGTCATGTGCTGCTGACTAGCAGCAGTATCCATAATCTCTGAAAATCTTGTAAACTACAAAAAATAAAAATATATATTTTTTTTTCAATTTATATTTTTTTCAATACTTATTTTTCATGAAGAGAAATATAAAGTTGAAATTATAATAAAGGTTTTTTTTTATTATAATATACAAATACAAATAATAATGGAAGAAGAAGTTCATAAAGAAGAAGAAGAAGTTCATAAAGAAGAAAAAGATGTTCAAGAAAATAAATATTTATTTTATACTCAGTATTATTTGATTACAGGAGTTTATCATGTTGTAAATGTTGTGAGTAGTTTGTTGAATTATACTGCGAATTATTCATCTGAAATAAAAGAATATTTAGAAGATAAAGTTTTGGTTCAAAAAACAAAAATGAATGAAATAGTGAATGCAAGTGCAAATGTAAATAAAAAAAAATATGAATTTGATGAAGATGATTATGTTATAATTAAAATGCGAAAAAAAGTGGCACCAAATCCTGTTTTTGCTATTGATGCTCCTGATGCTCTTCCTGATGCTCTTCCTGATGCTCTTCCTGATGCTCTTCCTGATGCTCTTCCTGATGCTCTTCCTGATGCTCATAACATACATGCAACTGTGGATGCAATTGTAAATGACATTATAAACAATGCGGTTAATATTGTTGTTGCGAAAAAATCATCTTGCGCTCCTTATGTGGAACCATCACTCTATGATGATAATGATGACGGCATGCCTCACCACAAAAGTTCTATAATCACCTCATCGTATTATGCACAATTTGTGTAAACTCCTCCCTCACTCATTCATTCTAATGAAATCAATGAAAAATTAATGAAATGAATTCGTAATCGAGTTAGTTAATTTTTTAACATTAATTTTTTCATGACCATTGACCATGATTTGATTGGTAAATATCGATAAAAGTCGCGCCAGGAAATTGAAATACTTTGTCGTGTTGACGTGTTGAATGATTCTAGACTCTTTTACAACTGAAAAAAATATATTGTAGCAACACATAACTCCCCATATGTCGCAATTGAATATGTATACTTCAGTAAAATATTTAGCATATTGAAATTTGGGGATTCCGTCTCCTGATGCTGTGTCAAAGTCGGTAAAATGAATCAACACGTCAGTAATGTATGCGGATGCATACCTGTGGTATGTTTTCTCAATAACTTTACTGTGAAAATCATCGGATTCGAATTCGGATTTGTAATATTGTTCATCTTGATGGGAATGGGTCATGTAATGTTCTTTATAGGTGAACGCGGCAATAAAAAATCGTTCAATATGCGAGTAGTGTCCAATATCTTTAAATTTCAAGTACTGTGAAAGTGCAAACGAGGAGAGTTCTTCGCGAAATGAAGGAGATGATGGATTATTATGCATTTTTAAAAACCCACTATAACTTATCATAAAATCTGATGTAAAAATGATGCTGCTAAATGGATTCGATACAGAAATATACCTATTTATAATAATTTCTGGGATAGGATTATGTGATGTTGATATACCTGATATTCCCCAGTCAATAATGGTTGGTCTTGGGTTTGTTTTTGATGAACTTATTAAAATGTTATCTTCCTTGATGTCATTGTGAATTACGCCTACTCTGTTCATTGGGACAATGGCATTTGTAATGAGTTCTGACATCATCTTGTTAAAAAGAATGATTCGCGCATTGGTTAGCTCTGCGTTTGATAGCCACTCATTAATCGAGACTCCGGCGTTCGGCATATTTATCAATCGCAAATTTTCAATATTTGCATTTATATTTGACTCATATACATCATTATTTGTGAAATTTGAACACATGCTGTCAAACCCTTTCAGGTCGCGCTTTGGTATTTTTGCAGGCGAACAAATCTTTGATTTCGTCAAAAGGAAATACTTGTGAGACTTTGGAATACGCTTTAAAGCATTATAAAACAAATGAATATTATCCATCTCTAACTTTGCATGTTCTTTGAATAATAATTTTGATATACCCGACCTCTTATTGAATTGACTTGAATTCCTTCGTGTTTTATTTTTATTTTTCGATTTACATTTCAACTGTGGTTTAAATACGCAACTAAATCCTCCTGGATATATTGGAATTCCTCCGGTCATATACATTTTTCTTTTTTTCGTTATTGACATTTAATTTTTATTTATTGTTTTGGTGAATTTAATATTTGGTTTGCCTATATTAAAATAATAATATATAAAAATTGAACTTCAAGATATATATAATATATAATTTATATAAAAAACATGAACAACCAAATTTCTGAAGATATCAAGAATTACCTTTTGAAACATGGACAGTTGGAGGCTCAAATGGTCGACCAACCTACCTATCGGGACAAATTATCTCCTTGGATTATAAAATATCTGAGCCATTGTAAAAATTAATTTGATTTACTCATATTGTATTTAATAAATCCCAAAAATAACATTACAATAATGATAAATACAATTTTTTGCCAATGTTTGTATCTTTCTCTCGCGACAACGTGTTTAGGTTTATAGTTATTGTAATAAATTTCTAAAGCATCATGAAGGGATATTTCTTCTTTATTCAACAAAACATTGATTCGATTGTGTATAAAATGAACCCACTTAATGAACGAATCTCTGCTGTCGAGATATGGAGTAACTGGAAATGTGTCTAATAGTTTACTAAAACTATTGCCGATTGCACTGGATGGCATAAACAATGGTAAGTTTTGAATAAATTCATAGTACTTTTTTTTTGTAACATCGTTGGGATTTTTAGGATAGGATGTTGCGATTGTGAGTAACACAAACCAGTAGTGCGGACCCCATACGTTAGGGTCTAAAGTGGTGGTTGTGGCTGTTGGTGTGGCTGTGGTTTTCATATTTGGTAATGGTTGGTTGGTTGGTTGGTTGGTTGATTTGTGTTTGTATTCAAACAATATAAAAAGATTTTATCTTTTACATATAACTTATTATCCGTTATAAAATAATATTTAACAAAGTAAAAACTAAAATAAAATTAGGTAAACATGCAAAAGTTTGTTCATAACGATGGTAACAACAGCGGTCACGGAAATGGAAATTATTGTAACAACTGTGGTAAAATTGGTCACATGTATTCAAATTGTAGTGTTCCCATTACGAGTATAGGTGTCATTGCGTTTCGAAAAACGAGCGAGTATCAAAAAATGGAGGAAGAAATGAGTGAAAAAGAGTGTGAAGAATATGATAATAAGTATGAGTATTTGATGATTCAAAGGACTGATAGTTTTGGTTATGTAGAATTTATTCGCGGAAAATATTCACTTTATAATTACCAGTATATCAAAAATATTATTGATGAAATGACAATATATGAAAAAAATGACATATTAACAAAATCGTTTGATGAATTGTGGTCGTCACTATGGGGTGAGTACTCTGGAATACAATACAGAGGAGAAGAGCAGGTTTCGAAGAGTAAATTTTTACAGTTAAAAAATGGTGTTGAAATGTCGTCGGGTGTAAAATATAATTTAGAAAGCATTGTTTCGTCGTCAACAACAAATTGGGAAACGGCAGAGTGGGGATTTCCGAAAGGACGGAGGAATCATCAAGAAAAAGATTTAGACTGTGGATTTAGAGAGTTTGAAGAAGAAACAGGATATGACAAATATTGTTTGAAACAGATAAATAATGTGGTTCCATTTGAAGAAATATTTATCGGGTAAAACATTAAGTCATATAAAAATAAATATTATTTATCATACATGAGCAGAGAGACTTTACAAAAAAATGATTATCAAAAGTCAGAAGTAAAAAATATGAAGTGGTTATCATATGAAGAATGCATGAAAATAATCCGACCATATAATGTTGAAAAAAAAAATATAATTACAAGTGTTAACAATACTTTGAATAAATTTATGATACATGCGGTATGATTTGAATGATTAAATGTTGTATTTATTGTTGAAAAAAATGAGTATAAATCTATAATATATTATTTGTTTATATTATAGATTATCATTTTCAAGTTATTTAATTTTGTATAATTATACACATTTATGGAAAGTGAAGCAGCAGCAGCAACAGCAGCAAGCGGGGAAACATTTTGTAAATACAATGAAGAAACCGAAAGGTGTATTTACAATCCTGATGTAAATGCCACGTCGCATGACGAAGCATGTTATAAAACTGAAAAAAATCGATGTGCTTCAAAGAAAAAGAAAATGATGAAAATTAAAATAAAATCGAAAAAGGCGAAAAAGGCGAAAAAGGCGAAAAAGGTAAAAGAGGCAGCAACAGCAGAACTAGCAGCACCAGTAGCAGCAGCACCAGAAGAAACCGGGGAATTATTTTGCAAGTACAATGAAGAAACCGAAAGGTGTATTTACAATCCTGATGTAAATGCCACATCGCATGACGAAGCATGTTATAAAACTGAAAAAAATCGATGTGCTTCAAAGAAAAAGAAAATGATGAAAATTAAAATAAAACCGAAAAAGGCGAAAAAGGTAAAAGAGGTAAAAGAGGTGGCAACAGCAGAACCAGTAGCACCAGTAGCAGCAGTAGCAGCAGCACCAGGAGAAACCGGGGAAACCGGAGAAACCGGGGAATTATTTTGCAAGTACAATGAAGAAACCGAAAGGTGTATTTATAATCCTGATGTAAATGCCACGTCGCATGATGAAGCATGTTATAAAACTGAAAAAAATCGATGTGCTTCAAAGAAAAAGAAAATTATGAAAATTAAAATAAAACCGAAAAAGGCGAAAAGGGTCATTGGTGAAGAGCAAGAGGAGGAGGAAGTGGAAGTTGTAGAAGAAGTGCAAGCAAAAAAAAAAATAAAAATAATTCCACGCAAAAATGAAATTTCAGGTGTAAGTGTTTCTTCTAGTAATGATTTTCTTTATCCCGATTTAAATGATGAAAACTTCAACATAAAAATATCAGAAAAAAAAGAATTTTATGATACAATGAATAATGAAAAAATTTACAGAAATAAAGAACTGGAAGAACATGCTGATAAAATGTGCAATGCAACATACGAATTGCAACCACACCAATACTTTGTAAAAAATTTCATGTCATTTCAAACGCCATACAATAGCTTGCTCTTGTATCATGGTCTAGGTTCCGGAAAAACGTGTTCTGCCATCGGAGTATCTGAAAATATGAGAGAATATTTGAATCAAATGGGAATAAAAGAAGAAATAATCGTTGTTTCAAATATCAATGTGAAAAATAATTTCAAAAAGGAATTATTCGATATTAATAAATTACACAGAAATGAATCAGGAAAATGGACAATAAACGGATGCACTGGCAGTAAGTATTTGAAAGAGATAAATTTACATTTGTTTGAAATTGATCAAGAAGAAATTGGGAATGCATTAGAGGAAGAAAAGATTAAATTAAAAATAAAAAAACAAATTGGTAAAATAATAAAAAAATCATACATGTTTTTTGGATATCAAAAATTTTCATCTATTATAAGAACTTTGATTAGTGGTGAAGGAATTATACAAAAATCTAAAATTGTGAATAAAGAGGACGAAAAGGGTAAAAAAAATGCTGAAGAAGAGGAGGAAGAGGAGGAAGAGGAGGAAGAGGCTGAAGAAGAGGAAGAGGAAGCGGAAGAAGAGGAAGCGGAAGAAGAGGAAGCGGAAGAAGAGGAAGCGGAAGAAGAGGAAGCGGAAGAGGAAGAGGAAGCGGAAGAGGAAGCGGAAGAGGAAGCGGAAGAGGAAGAAGAGGAAGAAGAGGAAGAAGAGGAAGAAGAAGCGGAAGAAGAAGCGGAAATAAAAATCAAAATAAGTCGTGAAGGAATAAAAAAAATGAGAAAATTTTTTAATAATAGATTAATAATTATTGATGAAGTTCATAATTTGAAATCTAACAATAAAGATGCAGCTTATTTGATGAACCTTGTAAAATATGCAGAAAATTTGCGATTATTATTTTTATCGGCAACGCCAATGTTCAATGATCCAAAAGAAATTGTATGGCTTTTGAATTTAATGAGAGTAAATGACAGACGCCCTCGCATCCATTCAAGCGACTTGTTTGATTCTAATAATAATCTATTGGTTGTTCAAGGAAAAGAGGTTGGCAAAGAAAAATTAAAAGAGGCATCTATTGGATATATATCATATGTGCGCGGTGAAAATCCGTATACATTTCCATATCGAATATTTCCATCGCAATTTTCTAAAGAAAATGCATTGAAACAGCAAGAGGTTTATAATGGAGAAAAAAAAATAAGAGGAAGCATTTCTTATCCCAAGTTTACGTTTGACGACAAAACAACGGTTCCTGGATTAGAACATGTAGATGTGTATGTTACCCATATTGGAAAACATCAAAATGAGATATACGAGAGAAAATTGAAAAAAATGGAGGAACACGAAGAAAGGAGAGTAAATATCGGAGATGTTGACCCGAAAAGTGACATTATGGAAGAGTACAATGAGATTGGCGATATTGGTGATAACAGTGCGCTTTCAGGATACACAATCAATGACTTGATATCATTTCGACAAATTTTGAATATGACATACCCATTCAAGAACGACGACGAAGAAGAAGAGTTTGAATACACGTATGGAGAGAAAGGATTATTGAATGTAATGAAAAAAGAAAAAGGTCAGTATGTATATAAAAATTCGAAAAATCGAATATTTTCACCAGAGCAAATTGGAGAATACAGTTCAAAAATAAAATCCATATGTGATAATATTGTTTCAACTTATAATAAAAAAGTACCGTCTAAAAGTACCTTTTGTGAAGGGATTGTGCTGATATACACTTATTTCATTGAGAGTGGAATAATTCCAATGGCGCTTGCGTTGGAAGAATTGGGATTTACAAGATACAAAAATGAAAATGTGTCATCAAAATCATTTTTTTCAAATAGCGTTTCAATAAAATCAAATGGACTAAAGTATGCTTTAATTACCGGTAATCAATACATTTCACCGAATAATGACGCAGAAATCAACGCACTTCGTTCCGATAAAAATCTCGACGGTTCGATGTGTAAAGTTGTTATTATTTCAAAGTCAGGGTCAGAAGGAGTTGACTTGAAAAATATTCGCCAAATACATGTCATGGACCCCTGGTACAACATGAGCGCAGTTGAACAAATTATAGGTCGCGGAGTTAGAACATGTAGCCATAAAAATTTACCTTTTGATAAAAGAAATGTTCAAATTTTTTTACATGCAACTATTTTGAAAAGCGGAAAAGAATCAGCAGATTTAGCAATGTATCGCTTTTCTGAAACAAAAGCAGTTAAAATGGGAATTGTTAGCAGAATTTTAAAAGAATCTTCCGTCGACTGCATCTTAAATATAAATCAGAGTAATTTTACAGAGAAAAATATTGACACCGAAGTTGAGTTAACACTATCAACTGGAAAAAAACTTAATTATAGAATAGGCGACAAGCCATTTACATCAACATGCGACTATATGAAAAGTTGTCAGTATACATGCACTCCAAACGCCAATTTGAAAGAGCAAGATGTCAATATGGGGACATTTAATGAAACATTTATTTTGATGAATGTTGAAAATATTATTAGAATCATAAAATCTGCGTTCAAAGAGAGACACTTTTACACAAAAATAGATTTAATTCACTTTATAAATCGTGTCAAAACGTATTCGGAGTTACAAATTAATTTTGCACTCACACAGATGATAAGTGATAAAAACGAGTATATTTCGGATTGTTATGGAAAATACGGAAATTTGATAAATATTGGAGATTATTATCTTTTTCAACCCGTTGAATTGAATGATAAAACCATTAGTGTATTTGAACGAAGCACGCCCATCCCTTTCAAACGCGATAAAGTTAATGTAAAAGTTGAAAACGTTGGTGCATTACGGGATGGGGATGGCGAGAGAGAAAGCGACACTGGGAGTAAAGAAGTAAAAAAAATCAAGGAGTATGAATATGTAAAAAATATTATTTCAAATGTTTCATACACATATAATTTAGCTATAAATACAGTGCTGAGTAAAAAAATAAAAAATGATATAGCGGATGCACAAGATCCAGTATTGAAATTAATTTCAGGCGCAATACCAATGATATCGAGAGATAGAATATGGTATATTTATTGCAGCGAAATGATAAATGTAATCGAAAGAGTCATACAGCTAGATGAAGTGTACTGGTACGTTTTTATTCATGTAATGGACCGTTTGACATTCAATGAAATGAATACGTTGATCATTCATTTAAATGAGATAGAGAATATTTCAAAAAAAATAAAAGATGAAGCCAGTTCGAAAACGAAGATAGCATATGAAGAGGCAAAATATGTGGCAGATACATTTGCTCCGACATGCGCTAAAAACATACTGAAGTATTTCAACAGGTTTGTTACAAAAATGCAAGGTGAGTCTGGTGCATACATGTTTGTTCCTTTAAAAGATGCACCTGCTACTGTGTCAAAGGATATTTCAATATTTTATAAAAAAAATGAAACAGATGAGTGGAGTCTTTTTAATCAAAGTGAATTGACGAGCGATGAGCGTAATCAGTTAACCAGTAAATTCAAAATTGATAAAACAAATTTTGCGCAGTTTTTGGGATTTACGCAGTTTATAAAAGATGGTGTTGCATTTAAAGTGAAAGAAAGTCAAAATCGCGGAAGTGTGTGTAGTACATCTCCAACAAAAAAACGCACGCTACAAGACATTTTGGAACAATATAAATTTGAACACTCTATCGATATACCTCAAAATCTCACACAAATCACATATTGTATATTACAAGAAATTATTCTCCAATTTTATAATCACATTAAATTAAATAATAAAAGATGGAATCTTCATATGGTTGAAGCAATATACTCTATTTAGTTGTCAAAAAACTGAATTGATTTTTTTATGATTTTGTAATTTTATGATTTTGTAATTTTGTAATTTTGTAATTTTATTTTTTGTTTATTAAAAAAAAATTAATAAATAAAAAAATTGAAAAATATAGAGAATATAAAGAATATATAATAGAGTATATTATATATACTGTATAATGTCGTCGTCGTCATCGTCAAGTATACAAAAAAAAACACCAGAAGAACCTGACTTGTATTCAAAAACAATATTGACAACAAAGGTTGTGATTCCGTTCATTCTTGTTGGTTCAAATGTGGAAACGACTATAAAAAATACAATTTCTAATAAAGTGGAAGGTAGGTGCATTGTTGAAGGATATGTAAAGCCGGAATCTGTTCGCATCATAAAGTTCTCAAGCGGAACACTTTCAAGTAAATATATTGAATTTGAGGTTGTTTATGAGTGTAGCATTTGTTGTCCGGTTGAAGGTATGCGAATCTGCTGTTATGCGAAAAATATCACACAGGCAGGTATACGAGCTTTTACAAGTTTAGACGAGAAAAAGTCGCCCGTAATTATATATGTATCGCGCGACCATCATTCATCTAACTCACAATTCAATTCGGTAAATGAAAAAGACTTTATTTGCATCCGCGTAATAGGTCAGCGTTTTGAATTAAATGATAAACAAGTATCAGTGATCGGCGAGCTCGTTCCCAAGGGTGCAGAACCTGTGAAGAAGAAAATTATTATTACTAAACGGGCAGCTAACGCCCCTCTTTAACTCCCGCTCCCTCCTCCCCTCCCTTCAAGTAAGCGACGTTTGAAGAAGGTTGGTAAAATTGTCAGATGTTGGTTTTGCTTCAAATTCGACAATGTCTCCTGGTCCTCGTTCTAATTTAAAAGTGGGATATCCTTTTATATTATAATCACTTGCAAGTTTTTTTCCTTCATTTTCATCATCACAGTCAACACTTTTGAATACTACGTTATAATTGCCAAACTTTGAATTTTGGTTATTTTTTACAAACTCTTCCCAAATGGGTTTAGCTGTTTTACAATGCGGACACCAACTTGTTCCAAACATGTAAAGTGTGGCAGTTTTATCATTTTCAGTAGATGGAGCATTATCTCCCATTCCAGATGCATAACCTTCCAATGAAGAGCCCAAATATGAACTTACATATGTTTTATAAACATATACGCCAATCCAAATAAATAAACACGCGACTAGTAACATTACTATCATGTATCGTTTAGAATATATTGTTTCTAATGCTGTTTTTACAGATTTTGCTGAAACTGACATTTTTATGGTATGTTCTGATATTTGCTATATATGTTTATAATTATATAATATATAAATTTTTTTTTTTACATACGAATATTAATTATTTTTAATGAAAAAAAATTAATATTGTGTGAATATAACACTGTGCATTCGTATTATTATGACAACAACATATGAAAAAATGAAAAATAAGACAGGTAAACTCTATAAAAATAAAAATAAAAATAAAACGAAAAAAAAATCTTCAGGGTCATCAACACAATCTAGATATGTATTTTCAAAAAAAGATTATAATAGCGGAGATGGAATGCTTACATCGGTCTGGGGCCCTCCTATGTGGCATTTTTTACACACAATGAGTTTTAATTACCCAGTAAACCCAACAGCAGAAGATAAAAAACATTACTCTGATTTTATCTACAGTTTGCGGTACGTATTGCCGTGTAAATACTGTCGGATTAATTTAACAAATAATTTGAAAGCAAACCCGATTCGTGAGTGTCATTTGAAATCTAGAGAAACATTTTCTAAATACATATATCGTCTTCATGAGATTGTGAATAAGCGACTAGATAAAAAATCAGGGTTAACCTATTGTGATGTGCGGGAGAGATATGAACATTTTAGGTCAAGATGCACAAAGAATGACCCTCCTCCAAAAATATTCAACTTTGCAAAAAAAAAAGAAAAAGGATGCACCGAACCGCTTTACGGACATAAAGCAAAGTGCATTTTATCAATTGTTCCGCAAACAAAAGATGTTCCATCATTTCATGTAGACAACAAGTGCATCAAACAAAGAGCAGATATTGTGCCAAAATAAATCATTTTAAATAAATTTAAAGTGAAAAATAATTATTTTGTTACTTGGTTATTTCATTCAAAAAAATGAATATTATAATATATTATATATTTATATTATAATACTTATAACGATATCTCATTAACTATATCAGGTATGACAAATCAAACAAACAACATTTTATTTTTAATTTTAGCATTATTACTGGCTTTGATTGGCTCCTTCTTTTTTACACCGGCTCGAGAGAACTTTGTTTCGCATCTTCTTCAACCGGGAGAATTTCCAGTGAGCGTAACGAAACCATTGTTACAAGGAGACTATCCTCTTCAAAAAGAACCAGGATTATCGGATTTAGATAGTAGGTCCATGTCGGCATATTATCCTATTTTCCCAAATAGTTATCTTCAAAGAACGAATAACGTTCGTTACTGGGCAACACCGAACAACGGTACATGCAGCCCTGCAAACATGTGCGGAACATTATACGAAAATAAAAATTTAACCATTCCACATTTTCCTCCAATGATTCCCTTTTCATCAAAAGATACGCGCGTCAATGTTTACGCGTTTGATGCCGATGCACCGTCAGATATTTACGGAAACAATTGTTGAACCCTATAGATTGTGAAATGTTTCAAGTAAATTTTTCTGTTTTTATTATCAAATATTTAAATGAAGGTGACACACTTTCTCTATTGTTCCCATAACCCCGTTTTCAGAATTGTATTCCTTCTCCTTCTTTGCATTCGCATTCGCATTTCTCTTCGGGGCTCTGTGCTCAAATCCGGTTTGTTTTTCGGTTTCAATTGTCTTCCATAACTCTTCTATTTTTACGATTGCATTTTTGAACCACTCCTTATTTCGCAAAACAAGGACACAGCTATAAACGTCCAGTCTCCAGTAAATATTTTTTACCCATGTAAGAGTTTCGTACGTATTGATGGTTTCTTCAAACCACGCATCAAACTCCGCCTTGGTCGTAATCGTCAACGGAGCGTACTGGTAAAACGGTTTCTCATCTTTTGAAAAGTATACGATAACTCCTCGTCTTTTTCCACTTGTAGTATAATTCCATTTAGAAGAGTCATTTGCTTCGGTTGACTCTGCATTGAATGCATCTTCATCTTCATATTCGGTAAATTTTGTTTCTTCAAAATCGCATTCAGGTAAGTTACAGACCTCCATTTGAATTTGCATTTGAATCCAGTAGTCTTCCTTTGGAGTGCCCGTAATCTCTCTGGACACAACATTTTTTATTTCAAGCATGCGACCGTAGAGCTGTGATAACGGACACACATTTATTCCATCTGGCGAAGCCCCAATGAAATAATACTGCGGGTTTGGATGTCGAATGCAACCAAATTCTTGAACTTTTGTGCCATTGATTTCTTCATACAATTTTTTTGAAAGCACTTCATATTTTTGGCCCCAATGTAAAGATGACTCTGAATTTACACGGCTATATTTTGTTGGATCAAATGGCATGCATTTCTCATATATTAACTGGTTCTGTATTGACTGTGAACCAAACACTTTCCACACCGAACTTGCGGTAATAAGTCCATGTCGGTGGTTATACCATTCATCTGTCTTTTGTTCTGGTTGATAAAGCAAATTCAAAAATTCTATTTTCTTTTTCATTTTTTCAATGTTTGGAGACTTTCTAATGAATGAAAACTTGTATGAACGATGAGGACGAATAAATTTGAAATAGTCGTGTATTGCAACATTCACGATTTCGTCGATTTGCATACATATAGTGGATTCATCTTCGCCGGAGTCACTGTATTCGCCGCCGTTCTCATTGTCGTAGTTGTCATAAACATAAGCATCATCTTCTTCTTCACAAGTTGCCATTGAATTTTTAATATAATAGTGCAACATGGATTGCACATGGTCGTATACCATGTTTTCAAAATCAGGACTGCTGAATAAAAGAGGATTTGAATGAATAAATTCGTCAATGATAAATAATGCCTCTTCGTGTAACATTCCAACGTCGTCATCTGATAACACCGGTGCTGATTCCTTTGTTTCAACCTCATCATCATCTGTTTCGTGGTCATACGCGTTGTCGTCGTCGTCATCGTGATGAACGTCATGAACGCCATTGTCATCGTCAACCACAGAATTCGAAAATGATTGCAAGTACTTTGACACACTCATGATATGATTGATATCTGATAATGATAATACAGTTTGGGTTGATTTTGATTTTTTTATTTCATCATGTTTTTTTATTACATTATTATTTTGTTGTTCTTGTTTTTGTATTTTTGTCATTAATTATTTGCTTTTTATCTCTCCTGCTGTTGTGATTGACTAATGTAACTAACTTTATATGTTTATGTAACTTTTATAAACAATTTTATAATCAAGTATTATAATCAATTTTTATTTAATGCTGACTTATATTTTGTATATAAATAAAAATTGAATAATTTTAATAAGTATAGTAAAGTCAAACAAGAGTCGAAACAAGAGTTGATACAACAAAAGTCGATACAACAAGAGTCGAGTAAAATGGGTAACGGCATATCAAAATCATCGTCGACGTCATCATCTTTGATAGTATCAATAGAAGGAAACATTGGTTCGGGAAAAACAACAGGTAAGGAAAAATTGAAAGAATACGTAACGTTGTTGATGAGAAAGAAAAAAATGTCAGAAGATTCTGTAATATTTGTTGATGAACCAACATGCGACTGGGAAGAAGTGAAAGATGAAAATGGCGTTCCCATTTTGACCAATTTGTATGTCAATGTCAAGAAGTATGCGTTCAGATTTCAAATGATGGCTTACATTACCAGGCTGCTAAGAATAAGAGAAGCATTGAAAACTCCGAAAGTGAAGCTTATTGTTACCGAGCGCTGTCTTTTGACAGACGCATACGTGTTTGCAAAAATGCTTTATGATTCCAAAGACATTGAACATGATGAATACATCATTTACACAAGATGGTTTGACGCATTCGCAAAAGATGTCGAGCCATCATGCATTGTTTACTTCAAAGCAAGCACCAACACCTGCATGAACAGAGTTAAAAAAAGAAGCAGACCTGGGGAAAGCAACATTAGTTATGAGTACTTGGAAAAATGCAACCGCTATCATGATGACTGGTTGAACACTCCTTCTTCGTCGAATATAACAATTCCGACGCTGACACTGAATGCAGATGTTGAATCACATGTGTATGATTATAGTGCAGACATTTATCAGTTTATAAATAGCTTGCGCACTTCAAAAATACTTGGAGTGATGCATCGTTTGAAAACGTACATTGATGGTAACCAACAACAGTCGCAGCATCATCCGTATAGAGAAGACCGAGAAGACCGAGAAGACCGAATGCGCTTGGTAAAATGCGGACACACATCCTTTTTACATTTTGATGCATAAAATATCCAGAATTTTTCGAGGTTTATATTTTAATATATCTAATTCTGTCGAGGTTGTTGGAAATAATTCCCGACCATACACGTCTTGAAGTAGAAGCCACTCAAACATGCCGCCAATGTAAATGTAGACATGTTTCACTCCTAGTTTAATAAGTTGTTCATATTTTGAATATACTTTTTCATCATTTGAATTCAATCCATAAATTATTATTTTTGTTTTTTTTGAATTTGTTATAATATCATTTATAACTTCTTCTTCTTCAGCTATCGGAATTGTATTTGGAATCAAACATGTTTGGTAAAGAGGGTCAAGCGTGTTTATAATTGCATACCTACTATGATTGTTACCGTTGTTGTCACTGTTACAAGTGTAAGAATATTTAGATGCCAACTGCATGTCTTCGTAATTTATTTTAAATTTCGAGTTACTCGCTCCCATTAATAATTTTCAATAAACTATTCATACTAATGTTGTTATACGTTATACTGTTTAAATAAATAAATGTTTATATAATTATTTATTTATACTATTTATTTATAAATTTTCATTATTTTATTCATGACCCATAATTATATTTAATTTTGTGCCTGACTGTAATTGCAGGAAGCATATGCTTTTTCGCGCGACATTTCGCGAGATGGAATTCCTCCACGGACCCATCCGTCTGCGGCGACGCCTTCAACCAAGTTGGACGGATTTGACACTGTCGAAGCAATCGATGGAATAAGCGGATAATTGAGATAATTTGAATAGCATTGTTCTGACAACAAGTTAACACTTCTTTTATTGATTGTAACATCTCCTTGAATTAATTTGGATTCTAAAAGCGGATTACATTCACCTCTACCTAAATAAGGGACCGTAACGAAAGGTCGCTGGTTTAATGAAATTTTACACCTCGGATGTGTGCTCATGCTCCCGTTCAAAAGCTGCGAGTTAATGTCAATATTGCATCCACCTGCACCGGTTTGATGTCCTCCCTCGAAAAAAATACCCGGTTGGCTGGTCGCAAATTCTATGGGTCTTGCCATTGTGCAGTCAGATGAAAAAAAATTCTGCACCATATAATTCCCAGCATTCATATTTTGAACATTTCTTTGACTCAAACCGCATGTATCATTTCCGATTCTTGCCATTTTATCAAAAACATAGTCTTTTACTGTTGCCATTTTTATAGTATATATAAACATAATAAAAAAATGAAAAAAAAAATACACCATTATTTATTTAATTCAAAACACTACCTAACCGCGGATTAAAACGTTGACAAGCCATTTCATTACCTTGTTTGCATGAAATCATATCTCCAAAGCAAAACTCTGCAAAACCCTTTTGGTCATTTGGAACCGTGGTGCTCGGATTTGTATAAAATAATCTCATTGAATCATCAAATTCATATTTATCTCCTAAATCTGCAAATAGTTTTTTTCTAAGTTTCTCAGCTTCTGTCAGATTTCTTGGTTCAAAATCTAAAACAACATACCCTTCAGTTGACTGATTGATTTCCTTTTCAACTTCTGAATTGTAGGAAGGTGCAGCTTCGTCGCGTGAAGGGTTATACGAAATTTCAGGTAGAAGCACATTCATCATGGGATTTTGAATAGTCGGAACTGTTAAATGCGGTTTTAAAGCGTTATACAATTGAGAATTCACAAATCCTTCTTTTTTTTGTTCGGAACTATTTGAAGATGAAGCTGAAGTATTTATTTTGTATTGCGTATTGTACAACATAACAAAAATAGCTAAAGTAATGAAACCTGTGAAAATAATATTAATATTTTTTGTAATCAAAAATCCTAAAATAGTTAATAATAAAACAAGTCTTGTAATTGCATTCAACTTTTGTTCGACTGACATGAGCGGCATTGGCCATAAATCTGACATTTCATTTTTATCAAATAGAACAGAAGGTTGATTTGTCCAAAATTGAGTACTAGTACCCTTGTCCTTATCTAAATTATTGTTGCCACTACTACTGTTGCTAGCACTAGCACTATTATCAACCGTGGTGGGTTGTTCATTATTCATATTTGTGGACGCGGGTGGTGCAGGTGCGCTGCTGGAAAAAGAAACATCGGAAGCCGTCTGCGTCAATGTTGTGTTTGATGCCGTTGTTGTCATATAACTATAATGTCTATAATATGGATGGTGAATAAATGTATCTATATATCTACTTATACTATTTATTTATTTTTAATTATTTTATTTTTTTGATTTATTCTTTTTATTTTTCTTTTTATTTTGATTATGTGCGAATGACGACGGATTTGTATCGATGGGAGTTCGCTCTATAATCTCTCCAGTGCTAAATACTGTATGTACTTTTTGTTGCGGTTGCTGCTGTTGCAGTTGCTGCTGTTGTTGTTGCAGTTGTTGTTGCAGTTGCTGCTGCTGTGCAAGTTTTTGATGTGCAAGTTTTTCTTGCATTCTTTCCTTCATCTTTGTCATCTTAACATTTCTTTGCAGCTGGCTTTGCATGGCACCAAAATTCATTTTTCCTCCTCCTCCCATGTTTCCTGCCATATTTCCCATGCCCATTTTCTTCAACATGTCGGTCAAGTTATTCATTCCCGGCATATTTTTCATTTTACTTAACAAGTCACTCGCTTCTTGCATTAATTCGCTTTCTTTTATTTCTCCCGATTTAAATTTCTGGTCCAGTTTTGAACCAACGCTTTTGACAAGACCCATGAGCTTTCCAGGATTTTTAAACATCTTCTGAAATACATTCTGAAAATTTACACCATCACCTTTAGACTCGTCAAAATCCATGTCAAAGTCGACATCTTTTGCAGTCTCCTCTGCAATTTCTTTTGCAAGTTTTCCAATTTTCCCATTCAGAATGCTTGAAATGTGCTCATGAATTGACTCTGCATTGGCTGAAGAAAATCCCTTTGTACCTTTATTTCCATCATCCTCATCTTCTTCGCCAAGGTCTTTTGCCCAGTCAAAAAAATTAAAAGAAGGTTTTTTCCCCCCATTGCTTTCATTGCTTTCATCATTTGTTGTATTTGTATTTGTTTCGGACTCAGCACTAGAATTCGGCTCAAACATATTGTACATTTGTTGAATGGTCTCTTCCAACTTACTGCGCAACTCATTTTCATTTATTGCCTCGAATAAATTTGCAGCATCTCCGAATGATTTTTTATCTTCAATGTTTGTGATAATTGTCATCAAAATGAGTTGAAGGTATTTCCAAATCGTCTCTCTAGTTGTGTCACTTATTCCCTCGGTATTCCATAAAACACAAAAATCAATATTTGGCAAAAAATGCGTATTCACATTCACATTTGCCGCATCCTCTTTATCAAAAATTTTATCATTTTTGTATAAAATATCAAAAAATCTCTCTGGATATACCTTGGAACAGTATTCATACAAAATAGAAACAACATTTACTGATTCGGCGGCGGCAGCTGACTCGGCCGTTCTTTCTCTAGACGCATCCAAAAATAACTGCAACGTACTTTGATACTCAGGAAAAGTATTCGAAATGTCTACAATGAAATCAAAAATTACCTTTTTAAATTCATCAGGAATATCCTTACCCTTTTCAACACCCTTTTCAACACTAGTTTTCATTTTATTATAATTTAATTACTTTTTGTCAAATTATAATAAAACATAGAATAAAGTATTTAAATGGTGTTTTTATAATTTAATAATTTTATAAAAATATTTATATTTATTATTATTTCAACTTAAATAATAAACTTTTGTCAAGTTACATAAATTTTTCACATACTGCATTGACTTTTCCTGATCATGTTCTGTCATGTTTCGCACATATCCTCGCAAACGTTCAATGAAATTTGAAACATTGTCTGTAATTACAATATCCAAATCAGAATAATCTTTATTGATAAAAAAAGAAATATCTGACTGTTCAATGGGTTCTTTGTATGGAATCGTTATATATGAATTCCAAGTTTCTAAAATTAATTTCGGATTTGTCTTTTTCATAATATATAGTAAATTTTTCATCGTTGTAACCTCATCATCATCCGGAAATACACTCTGAATGTCTTCTATAAACTCTTCAAAATGTTGATTAAATCCCTTTAGAATCAACGACTTGCTTACTGATTCTGATTCGCCTGAACAGTTTACAGTTGTCATTTTATTTATATTGTTATGTGTTGTATTATGTATATGTATGTCTATTATATGTGTATTATAATAATATATAAAAATAAATTTTATATTATTTTTTAGTTATATATATTTTATATTTCAATATATATGAATATATACAGAGAGAAATCATATGAATAATAATATAAATATAAATAAAACAATGGTCAAAAAAATAAAGTTGGTACTTTTTGGAAATTCAGGAGTTGGAAAAACATGCATTGTTCAAAGAATGACACACAACACATTCAATCCTGATACCAACTTGACAATTGGTGCGGCATATACAATTTACACAGTTGAAGACAACATCAAAATTGAAATATGGGACACAGCAGGACAAGAACGTTTCCATTCTTTGCTTCCACTGTATGCTCGGTCTGCTGAAATAATTATTGTCGTCATTGATATTGAAAAAAATATTGACGAACAAATCTCAAAATGGAATAAATATATTCAAGACAATGAGACACTTTTTTCACCAAATTTTAAGCTGATTCTTATATTCAATAAACACGACTTGAATAATGACTTTCAAATTCCAAAGGACATCATCAACCAAACACAGTTTGACTTTATGACATTAGTTTCTGCCAAAAAGGGATACAATATTGATAAATTGAAACTACATTTGAATGTAACTGTTAAAAAATATATTGATGAACATGCGCGCGCAAGCCACGAACATCGTAATAAATTCAATAACAGTAGCAATAATAATAATAATAGTAGCATCGAAAATAGTTCAAATGATACTATATTTGGTTCTACATTTTCAAATATGAAAATAAATATTGGATTGTCAGAATACAAAGAAAAAATGAAAAACTGCATTATGCGATGAGACACATATTGTTTGGCTCGGTTCGACTCGGTTCGACTCGGTTCGACTCGGTTTTAGATTTATTCCTTCCAACCGACTTGGCCGACCTAACTAACCTACCAAGGATAACTGTATCCTTCGTTGTCCCACCACTCATCCACAGTCGCCATATCATGAAGTTCTTGAATTTCTTCTGGACTGATTTCAAAACAAAACTCGAACCTTTTCATATTTCGCATTTCTTCAGGGGAAATGTACCACACTATTGGAGCTGAATTTCCAAGCGTTTCCAAGTCTTTCACCTCACAAATGCCAAATTTTCCACGTCTTTCACAAAAAGTTTTGCGTCGTTTAGATGTTCTTGTTGGCACGTCGTCGTCATCGCTGGTGCTAGTGCTGGTGCTGGTTGTCGGCGCCGACGCCGGCGCCTTTCTGCCAGGAAACAAATTTGACTCAACAGAAAATGCTGCAAGTGCATGACGCGCAGTTCGTTCTCTCAAACCCAGCAACCAAAATCCTTTTTCTAAATTAGTGGAATGTTCATACACTTTTTCAAATTCCCCAAACGTCGTGCACGCGCACAATTCATGTGCACGATTGTACATCATTTTGGACAAAAATTCCAAATAAAAGGTTCCAACAGCTCTTGCATCATCTGCATCATGTGGAATCAAGTACCTAAATATACAAGGCGCGACATACTCAATGCCTCGCGACTCTTGTTCCTCCTTTTTTGTCTTTTCTTCTTTTATTTCCAACTCGTATTTTTTTATTTCTCTAAATCCTTTGTCAGCTTCTTCCTTTGTCATGGATGTCATGAGTGGAACATCGTGCCAGTTGTGTTGTTTTTTCCATGCACTCAATTTTTCATAATAAATCTCATTCGAATACTTTTTATTTTCTTTGAGTTCGTTTGATTCCCATTTCTTCAGGTGAGACGGCTTTCTGAAAATTGGTGCTACAGCAGGAGCGCCAGGTCTCACCACGTATTCATATTGAGGAAGAGGAGAAGGAAGATGAGCAAGATATACGCATGAATCTAGTGACATGATTTGATTTGCAGAGAGAACAAGGTTAACGGGTTAACGGTGTGAGACTGTTAAAAGTCGAATTTATAAAAAATATTTTCAATTTATATTTTTCTACAATATTTCTTACATTTTCCTATTCTGCTGCAACTGTTCCAACGTGACCTGACCTATTTTATCTGGGGTATAGTTATCAGGTGGAGTTTCTATTCTTCCAGTATTTGAATAGTCAACCGTTGAATAATTGTACATTTGGCGCATACCGCCATTGCCTTTCGCTAAAAGTTCGTCGCTGCTTTGGTCCCAAAAACTGTACGTGTCTGATGTTACACCGTGCCCCATAAAATCGCTAGTTAGTGAAAAGGGCGCCGGTTCTCCATTATTATTAGTCGCAATTTGATTTATTTCCATTTCCTTGGGAGACAAGTGTTGCATGATTTGGTCCCCGTACAAAATCTGATTTCCCTTGTTCAACAAAAGTAATGCTGGAACACGAGTTACTTGCGGAGGAAGTAAAATCTTTTCTCCATTATCTAATATCAAATATGTGATTCCATTTTGCGCCTTCTCTCGTTTATCAATGCACAAAAAATGAATCTCTTTGCTACAAGCACTTTTAGAAAGAGTCTGTAATAACTTTTTAGATTTCTCACAAAAATTACTATAGTAGATAATGCTACTCATAAAAAATGATTTATTCTAGAAAAAACTGAAATTATTTTTATACGTAATGTAACAACGCAATAACTATTTATATTGAAATAATAATAAATATTAAATAGTTATTAAAATAAATTATTTATCATTTTATTTTTTAATATTTTTTGTTATTATCGGTTAATAAATATTAAAAAAATTGATTTAATATTATGAATATATATTATTATTAACTTGGATTTGTTGTAATGAGCTCTTCTTCTTCCAAAACTAGAACCAGTAAACCCATCATTTCTCAACACAATAACAATAACGAATTTACACTCACATTTACGTTGGAAAATTGCGATGTTTCAATTGCAAATGCTTTGCGACGAATCATTCTGTCGGATATAAACCAATACGTATTTAGAACATTTCCTCATTCTGAAAATCGAGCAGAGTTTACGGTTAACACGACGAGACTTCACAATGAAATATTGAAACAGAGGCTCGGTTGTATACCAATACATCATTTACACACTATTGATGGTATCGCCAACGAGTACAAGAACTATGTCGTGGAAGTTGACGTAAAAAATGAAACAGATACAATTCGATACGTTACAACTGAAGACTTTAAAGTAAAAAAAGCAAAAGAAATTGAAAAAAAATCAGGACGTTCAAGAAATGAAGACGCCGATGAAGATGTCATGTACGAATATCTGCCTGAAGCAACTGTTCGTAAAATTTTCCCACCCGATGCAATTTCCGGTGACTACATTGAATTTGCTAGACTATTGCCTAACATTTCTTCTTCCAATTCAAACAGTGGAGAAGCACTTGCATTTACTTGCACTCTTGAAATTTCAAATGCAAAATTTGACGGAATGTATAATGTGGCGCACACGTGCGCTTACAGTTGTACGCCTGACACCAAAGAAATTGAAAAACAATGGAAAGCAAAGGAAAAAACGATTCGAGAAGGACTGGAATCGTCGTCGTTGTCTGCCGATTCCATTGAAGAAGTTATTGAAAATGAAAAAAAAAACTGGGAACTTCTTGAAGCCCAACGCATATTTGTTCCAAATAGTTTTGATTTTATAATTGAGACTGTTGGCGTATATACTAATGTTCAACTTGTTACGAAAGCTTGCGACATTATGATAAAGAAATGTGAAAAACTGTTGGCTAGCATAGAACACGCTGCAGAAACAAATGCTGAAACGAATGCAACGACGACAATTGAGTATGCGCACGAATTAACCACCATGAAAAATTCATTTCGAATCAACTTGGTTGGAGAGGATTACACTCTAGGAAAAGTAATTGAGTTTTATATCTTTTCGAATTACTATAACAGACAATCTGACGGAATCGTTTCATTCTGCGGATTCAAAAAACCGCACCCGCATGCGTTAGATAGTTACATTATTGTTTCATTCAAAGATGAAATGGAACTACCCAAAGTGCAAGAACTTATTTCAAAAGTCATTTTAGAAAGTATTTCTGTTTTCAAATCACTATTTGAATCATTCAATGATTTCAAATCAAAAAAAAATAAATAACTAAATAATATTATAAATTAATATATAAATTAATATATACATATACTTTATAATATTCATAAAATATTAATAATAAAACTTAATGAGCTGGATTACTGAGACTGAAGATGCAGTCGACCAATTAAAATATTTAGTATATATTTATGATAAGATTACTCGCAACTACATAGAATATAAAAAAAAATTTTTATCTTTTGTTACAAAAACATGTAGTGGTTTAAAATCTGATCAACTATATACATGTTATGAAAATATATATGTAAAAAATAAGGGTCTTGTTAATAATATATTAAGTATATCTGATACAATTAAAAGAATTGAAAATGAAATTGTATCAACTTATCTTACGTGGTCAAGTTTTCTTTCTGAAGACAATATTGATGATATATTTTCAAGTGATGAAAATAAGAATAAAATAGAAGAAAACAATGAAAAATCCAGAAAATTAACTGAGCGTGAAGGCACATTAGCAAAATCCTTTAACCCTGGACTTAAAACCATGTTACGAGGTACTCATTATTCATGGAATGGCGAACCATTACCAGATGAAGTAGTTGTAGAAAATCCTAAAGGTCTTTTGAAAAAGATAAATTTGAAAAAACAAACGAGCCAAAAAAAATTAGACGAATTTATAGAAGAAGTTGAAGTACAAGTACAAGAAGAAGATTTACTAAAAGAAAAAGTAAAGGGTATAATAACAGACAGTATTAAAAGTGTTGTTCGAAAGACTCCTGAGGTTCAGCCTGGTATAAAGCTAAATCGTGAAGGAGGATATAAAAAAAAATCAAAAGTAAAGTCCAGAAAATTAAAATCAAAATCGAAAAAGTCAAGAAAATTAAAATTGAAATCAAGAAAAAAATATTAAAATTGGCGTTTTGAATGTGCAAAGGTGTAAAATAATTTTGATTTAACTTCAACTTTTCTTTTTTTTCTTCCCAAATTACAATGAAAAAAATATAAATTGAAAATTCAATTTATATCTTGACATTTTGCAGTGAATCGTCTCAGAAGCATCAACAACAACAATGTACGGCAACAGCAACAACAAGAGCAACGGCAACAGCAAGAGCCAGAAGGGCAACGGCTACAAGGGCAACGGAGGAAAGAAGGAAGAAAAGGTCTTTCGAGGACCCTTTCCATCCAATAGGATGGGTCTTCCCATCGTGAATGCAATCACTGGAGTCAAGTACCCGTGGAATGTTGGCTCATTTGAAGAAGACCACTTGTGGAAGGTTGTAGTCTGCAGTGGAATTGTTCCAATGACCTACTTTTACGACTCGCCGGAACAGTACGAGGCGCACAAAATGGTCACCATCGACCAAGAGTCAAAGGATGCTTGGCACACCTTGCAAAAAAATCTCGAGTGAACGAACTTGCTTGCCTCCCCACAGGTGTGGTAACCCCTTGCTTGCGTTTTGAAAAATAAAAAAGAAAAAAAAGAAGAAAAAAGAAGAAGAAAAAACAAAAAAGAAAAATATTTTTTTATATTTTTTTATATTTTTTTTTTCTACTTGTTATAACATCATAATGTGATTTCAAAATACCACCATGTGTGACTTCAAATACTTTTTATTTACAAATCGTCAAATTCTTCATCTTCATCATCATTTGGATAAATCACTTTACATCCTGACCAACCACCCTTTGCAATCTTTTTAAACTTCTTATCCATGTAGTCATGCAACTCCTGAAACCTGGGCACATTCTTATCATAATTATTCATATACCAATCTTTGAACTCCTGATTCAACTCATCTCGTTTCACATCAAACGCTTTTCCAGTCTTATCATTAATACCAGGACATACTTTGATTTTGTCTCGAATGAATTCTGACAAATAGTCTTGGCTATTTCTATATTTGTTACTACTCAGTCTAACCTTTTCACAAGTAGCAACAGTACCTCCCGTTTGATATGCCTTTTGAACCAGCATTGCCATAAACACCGGCGCCCATCCTTCAAGTTTTTCATCCAATCGTTTGTCAATCTTGAACTGATACGGCATTTCAGGGTCATCAGACTTTGGTTCTTCGCAAAATAAAGACTCAAAATCAACTTTGCAAATGCGTCTCCATGTGCCGTTATCGTTACTCTTGACATCAAACATGACATTCGTGCAAACAACCAACTTGAACTGCGGCACAAATGTAACCATTTCCTGATACAGTGCGCGCGCTTGAATTGGATCACCACCCGTGAGTTCTTTCAACGGACCCTCATTGATACGGTCCCCTTTCGACGGCTCATTCATCACCGCATATCGCACACCAATCAGTTGCGCAATCTCAGATGCAGTTCCACCAATCTTGTTTCGTTTTTCTGTAATCAAAGTAATAGGCACTGTTCCTTTATACTCTCCAAAACAGTGTGACATCAACTCGACTAACTTTGATTTTCCATTACTTCCACACCCATTGTAAATGTTAAACGTCTGGTCACGATTCACACCAATAAGACATGACGCAAGATGTTCCCACATGTAAGCGCGCAACTCCGGTGACGGAAACAACTGCTCCATGAATGCAATGATTTCGCGCTCAATTGTTTCAAACTCTTTGCACCCAGTAAAATACGAGTCTAAAAAGTCTATTTTTGTGGACTTTGAAATAAAATCATACGGCTGTCCTGGTCTGAAAACTTTTTCCTTAAAATCCACGACACCATTATTGAACCCCATAAGATGTGTTTTTGAATCCATTTTTTCAATAAAATCCTTATCATAAAACAATTCACGCACTTCGCGTAACACATTATTTTTAACACTTGTTGTTTTCAACTGGTTGCAAATTTCTGTCATCCGCTTCGAACGTTCCTGTATGTGCTTGAACTGTTCTGAAGTACTGTCATACTCATTCAAACTATCCAACAACTTCATGCTTCGTTCTGAATATATGCCGAGCATTTCAGTTGAAATCAACAAACGAAGAGACGTTCCTGAGTCACACACAGACCATCGATGGTCCTTAAACTCAAACCACGCATTGTGCTTTATACTCACACACACAAAGCGTCCCTTGTACAAGTGATACAAAACATTTGCCAAATCAACATCCGATGCTTCCGTAATTTTAGTCTTACCTACATGTATTACAAGCGTCTGGTCAATATAATAATCAACCGTTTCTTCTGAAATCTTTTTATATTCCAAAGGGTTATCCTGTTTTGACCAAAACATCACTGAGCGTTTTGAAAGTTCGCTTTTTCCTGTCCTGAATTTCTGCCATTGCCTGTACAATTCCCCAATCTTTTCATAACTGAATTTTTCACTCATCGAACTGAAAAGAATCCAGGTTAAAAATAACTTGTCGCTTGTATTTTTTAGAGCCCACCCAACCTGAATCCATTTTTCATAAGGCTCATAAAACTTGGCTGAAAGCGACATTGCAAACTTGTGTGTCTCCTTTATATCATATTCTCTGGGTTCCAAGTTGTCCATAATAATTTTTATTGCTGCTTTCAGCTGGTCTAAAGTGGTAATTGAATTATAATCAATCGACGACGGCGTCAAAGATGTTGCCATTACAATATTGACGCGCGTAGAACTTCCTCCAGATGTCGAGACCAACGCCCTTTTTGATTTAAACATTTCTTCAATTTTTTGTGTGTACTCTTCGACCAACCGAAAAGACTGATGACCGGTGTACCTTGCCGTCAATAACTTGAAATCTTTATCAAACTTGAAATCTGTTACCTTCTTTTCTAAAAATTCCCAGTTTAACATTTCATTAAGTTTCAACGCAAAGTGATACTTCAAAAGATAACACTTGCATCCCGGTTTTCTAGAGTTGTAGAGTTGCCACCCAGTCTTTCCGGTTGTAATTGAGTTGTCAATGACATCTTCCCACGAGTTTGTCACGGGTAAGTCACTCCACACACTCGGCAACTCCGACAAAATCATACTTCTAAGATACATTTGCTGCTTTCGTTCCATGTGAATTCCAATTATCATATGAATTCCATCCTTTGTCAATTCGGTTTTGCAATTTACTGTTTCTTTTTCAAATATAAATACAGGAATATCTGTTCCTGCATCAATGTGTAGGATTTTTTTGAGAACATTCATGTAAAGCAATACCATGTCAACAACGTGGTCTTTTGTGTGTTGGCGTTCATCTATGCCAACATCATATTTGAAATCAAAATCTACAAGGATGGGTCCTGCATCCGGAAGCTGAATTTCTGTCAAGAATTCTTGTTTCCCTTCAACAAAGACGTGCTGGTAATACTTTTTATAAAATTCTTCCAATTCTGATTCCGTTATTAAATATGCGCCACCTTTGACTCCCAAGTCCGCATTCTTCAACCGCGTGTGCGTGCATTTCTCACCTTCCTTTATATATAATGACAACAAATATGATGCAAAATTATAAGTTGCTTTGACATTTACTTTTGCCATTGCCATTGTTAATACTATATATTGAGATAAGTTTAATTCAATTTTTATTTATTGTTTATCCACTTATCCCTAAAAATCAATTTTTAAAAAAATATAAAAAGTGTTTTTTCATATTTTTTACATAATTATGTATTTATTTTTTTACAAGGTATGAAGGTTAGATACTCATAAATTTATATTTTTATAATTATGAATATGATATAAACATTTAAATGTATTCATATGTAGATATTTAGACGCTTCTCTCCAGAATCATATGACATCTTGTAAAAAAACACAAGACAAAGCAGCCACCGAAGCTATTGACAATTCAGCACTACCAACAATGACGACGAGCGCTACGACGGCAAGTGATGTAAAACCCATTAGCATTTCAAAAGATGCAGTCAAGCGTCTGTTAAAAGACATTGGCCAAATTATAAAAACGCCGCTACATGACCAAGGAATATATTACAAACACAGCGAAACTGACATATTAGAGGGTTGGGCATTAATTATTGGTCCTAAGGACTCACTCTATCGAAATGGATATTATTATTTTAAATTCGTATTTCCAACTGATTATCCTCACTCACCTCCCGTTCTTCATTATTACACAAACGATGGAACTACACGGTTTCATCCAAATTTTTACAAAACTGGTAAGGTTTGTGTTGACATTTTGAATACGTGGCGTGGAGAGAAATGGAGCGGTTGTCAAACAATTTCTTCCGTATTACTAACTCTGGTTTCTATTATGGATAATGAACCCATTTTACATGAACCGGGTATAACAAAAAAAAATCCTGACTTTTGTAACTATCACAATCTTGTTGAATTCCGAAATTATTCTTTTTCAATTTACGAACTTTTATGCAGCATTGAAAACTTCGGCAAATACATACCTATAAAAGAGAAGGACTATATAGACTATTTTTATTCAATTATGAAGGCGCATTACCTTGAAAATAAAGACATTATAATGAAAAAACTGCAAGAAAATAAGGAACGCATACTTCACCCTGAAATTGTGCACTCATCTCTTTATTTATTTGGATTCAAGATTGATTATACACAGTTGATATCTCTCTTTGAAAAATTAACAATCATTTAAAAATGAAATCAATATTTATTACATATTTTTATATTTAAATATTTTTTTAATTATTAACATATTTACTATATATATTAATAATTAAATTGAATATAAAATAACATAACTATTTATATACAAGATACACAGATACACAACAACAACTACCACAAAACGTCGTTGAAAAATGCAATTTTGTAAAGTATGCGGAAACATGTACTACATTACAATGGCAGATGCTCCTGCCGTTTCAGAAGAAGAAAAAGAAGTCACCTCAAAAATACTCATCAATAAATGCAGAAACTGCGGAAACGAAGAACAGAACTCAGACACCAGTGTTTGTGTTTCAAAAACATTTTTCAAACAAACAGAAAGTCGACTATCAAATTTTGTCAACGAGTATACACATTTAGACCCAACACTACCTCAAATTAACACAATGAAGTGTCCCAACTTGGAATGCGAGACAAATAAAACGCTTGATGTTCCATGTACTGTTTTATACATTAGATACGATGACACAAACTTGAAATTCGTCTACATGTGCACAACTTGTAAACACACGTGGAACACTGAACAGTATCATCACGCATCTTGAAAATATTTACAATGTATATGTATTACATTTTTAATTTGGGTGGTCATACTGTTGAATTTATCTGAAGCATATTTATTTTTTTAGCTTTACACATATTTACTCATGGTTTTCAATATTCAAAAAAGTCATTTTATATTTTTATTTTTATTTATTTATATATAAAATAAAAAATTGAAATAGAAATATTTAATTTTATATATGTAATATAGACACATTTACATTTCACAAAAGCAAAACAAATGCAAGACATGAAAAAAATGGACTCTGAGCCCAATACTGATGTTGATACCAGTTTTGACAGTAGTAGCGAAAATGGTAGCGTACATTTTGATGATTCAACATTGTCAGGGGGTGGAATGGAAATAGTAGGAGGAGGAGAATCAGATTCAGACGCGACGTCGGACATATATGATGAACAAGAAGGTCAAGAAGGACAAGGAGGGCAAGGAGGGCAAGGAGGGCAAGGAGGGCAGGGAAAAGAAAAAGAAAATAAGCGGCAGAGAGAAGACGTTGATGTTGAAGAAGAAGGAGAAGGAGTGGTTTCATTTGAGTCATCAGTTGATGAGGATGATGAAAATTACGACGACGATGACGATGATGACGATGATGACGACGACGAAAATCATCTTCAAAAATTCGATAATGAACTGAAAAAAAATTACATTGCATCTTTTCACCCTGAAAGTTTGTCTTACAATAATGAAGAAACTGAATTTATGTCACGCGTCACTAGAAATGATGCAGGAACAATCATTGACCCATATCACAAAACACTACCATTTTTAACAAAGTACGAAAAAACAAGAGTTTTAGGAATTCGAACAAAACAACTAAATGAAGGCGCGAAACCTTATGTTGATGTGAATCCGACAATCATCGACGGGTACATTATTGCGCAGCTGGAACTGGAACATAAAAAACTGCCATTTATTATTCGGCGCCCTTTACCCAACGGTAGTTCTGAACTGTGGAGATTGCAAGACCTTGAAATTATTTGTTGATTTATTTGATTTATCAATTTATTATACTTTTACTTGTTTATTTTATTTAATTTTGCGATATTATAAAAAGTTATATTAAAAAATTATTATAATAAAAATTGATTTTTTTATTATAACAAATGTAAAATATATATAAACGTGACATGCTGAGAGCCGATTCTTCTAAACAAAAAAAAACAGAAAAAGTACAACAATTATTACCCTCTATGTTCTTTCCCTTGAACACAAAGTCATCTCCAACCGTCACTCCTGGACTATTCAAACGAAAACGTGAAGCTGCTACTGCCGCTGCTCCTCCAGATGCTGCTGTTACCACTGATGCTGCTGCTCCGACCGCTCCGACCGATACTAACAGTGTGAAAAAACAACAAAATACAAAAACGAAAGAAGAAGAAGTGATTGACTCGCTCTGTGAGTCATACTTTAAAGCATACTATAAAATTCATCACAATGGTGTATACAAAGACCTCGTGTCTGAGGCAAAAAGAAAAACGAGACTTGAAGGTAAGGACTGTAAGGACTATTTTGTTGTGACGAAATATGCGAAAACACAAGGATTTATGGATCATGACTCTATTGTGAAAATGGAGTACAATCGTTTCGTCAACTCGAGACAAGATTCAGTAAAAAAGACACTAAAAGAAATTGTTGAAACATGCAAGGTAAAACCAAAAAAACTTTACCGATACTTTCATCACGTAAAAGTTTGCACTTCAAAGTCAAAAAATAGTTTTCCAATCGAGTATTTACTTTTGAATCCCTTTGATTTTATAACATTTGAAAACCAGTTTATATCTTACAAGAATGCTATGGACATTTGTAATGAAAAAAAAATAATTCCTCCACTGGACAAGCGAGTACGTGCGTGGATCTATGACTACTTTATGGCAAAACAAAATAATCAACTGTATATTCCTGAATCCGAGACCGGTCAACTCGAAATGGAGTTTAATAAAGAATTCAAACTGCGTAGTGGGAATTCAGCAGCACAGTCGCTCTTATTAGACAGTAAGCTCATTGTTGAAAAGATATTTGGAACCACGTCTTATTTTACAACCCAAGAATTTATTGACTTTGAAATAAAACTATCAGACAAAGTTGCAAACCTGTTTTACCATGAAAAAGAAGAAATTTACTCCAAAGAAAATGACGCAGCGATTGATGCTTACATTGAAAAATATACACTCAAACAACATAGCAATAAAAAAGAAGCCTTCAAATTTGAACCAGAACAAATTGAAGCAATCAAAAGGGGATGTCGTTTGAATAATATGCAACTGTTCAATATTACTGGCCCTCCGGGCACCGGAAAGTCCACAATTGTTGACTGTATCATGGGTTATCAACTTGAGATGGGAAGTTCCATTGCTGTCATGGCTCCAACTGGACTAGCACAAAAAAACCTTAAAGTATATTGTAAATATGATTCAAAATTTGATGATAAAGTCATGTTTTCAACTTTACATCGAGCCCTCAATTTTACATTCAACAAAGGTGAATTTAAACCGACAATTATGATTGTGGATGAATCATCAATGGTTGATTTGTTCCTGTTTGAAAAACTCCTGTCTGCATGCGAATGCTTTCGTTCTTCCCTCATTTTGATTGGAGACGTGAAACAACTTCCGCCGATTAGCGCAGGAACTCCTTTCGAATCTATTATAAAATCCAAGATTTTCAACACGACCATTTTAACAAATATAAAGCGACAAGAAGGAAACCTGAAAAGTATTATTGAAAAAATGAACACGGAAAATGGCGTTCACTTTGACGATTTCGATAATGCGTATTCTCATTTCATTGAAGCAAAAACGCCTGAAGATTTCGAGAGAGTAATTACAGAAATATATGAAAAAGAGCATTATCAGCACCGTTTGCAAATGACTACACCTGGAGTGACGACGACGACTCCTCACAAGGAATTCGACATTCACACAATGTCTGTTCAACGAGAAAAAAATGGTGGAGTATTCGCTCTCAACCCAATAATTCAAAAAATAAAAAATCCACATGGCAAAAAATTGTTTGTGGAACGTTACGAAAATGGTCACACGCACATTTTTCACGAGAATGATTTAGTTATAAGAACTGAAAATGACTACAAGGATGAAAAAAATGTTCGCGTGAATGGTGATGTTGGCACTATTCATGAGACTGTAAAACAAATGAAAAATAAGTATGGAAAAAATGAAACTGTCTACACTTATACAGTCAAATACGATGGAGAAACAGACGAAACGGACCTCTCAGTCGAAGATGTTAGAGACGCATTCATGCCTTTTTACATAAGCAGTGTACATAAAATGCAAGGATTGCAAAGAAATATAATCGTGTTTATTGTTTCTCCTGCGCACAACTTTTGCTTAATGAATAAAAATTCCAAAAAATTAGTTTACACGGCAATATCAAGGTGTAAAACAACATTTTACGTCGTTGGAGACAAGTCACTATTTATTAAAGCACAACGAGCAAAAGACGAGTTTATTTATCCTACACTTTTCATGAATGAATTTTATGAGTGGGTATTGTGAATAAGTATTCAAGAGTGTAAATACAATATTATAAAAAAGAATAAAAAAAAAAGAATACTGTTAATATTTTTTTAGTAAAATAATGTAACTCAAAAAAAGCCCAAAAAAATTCTTTGCAAATAAATCTAAGATATTGTATAGAGAATTTTTCAAATTATAGGGTAGTAGTGCAACAACACCATACAATGACCAGAAAAAGAAAAAATACCAAAATAATTTTATTCCTAGTGGTCCACTACTAATTGCATATTTTTGATAAATCATGTAATAATACATTAAAAATGGAACAAACCCTAATACAACACCTGATACAGTCGACAATATTTTCATTTCTCCCAAATATCCAAAAAATAACATTGACCAATTCAAAGATACTATCTTTGACAATGTGTTTGCATTATCATGTAGTAAATTATAAAATTGCAATTTTGTCGTATCCATATTTTCATTTTTGTATCTCAAATAAATCAAATAAAAAATCAATGTAGTCAACATTGTTGGGGTTGTAATTGACCAGTCAATATACCGTTTTGGAGTTACGTTTATTACACTAGTGAAGTTATAAACTAGCCAAATGTAAAATAAACCTTCAATTGCCTGAACAAACAGTTCCAAATATAAAAGTTCCTTTATAATAGTATATTGCGATGGAACGTTCACACTTAATACCGTCCACCCTTCAATCATTCCAGTAATAATTTGAACCAACACAGAAATAATCAACGTCACGTAAAATAACTTTCTAGTGTTCATTATTGAAAAAAATGTATTTTATTATTAATTGTTTATTTTATATTATACGTAGATATTATAATTAATTATTTTATTTTATTTGTAATGAAACAGTTAGTCGGAGGAAAATGGAGTTTAAAATACAAAAAAAGTATAAATTGTAATCGACCAAGAGGTTTCTCACAAAAACAATTTTGTAAATATGGTAATCGAAGTAAAACTAGAAAAAATAAAAAAAAATAAAAAAAAATAAAATAAATTATAAATTTAGGATTTAAATGAAGAATAAATAATGACAATCAATTAACACTTCCAACGTTTACCGCATTCGAGACATGTGACAAAAGTTGTCATTGGCTCGTCTGCCGAACGCGTCTGTTGTTGCGTATATGTGCATTTGTTTGACTTGCAAGCGCGACAAGTAAACAAGTCAGTTGACGCTTCAATCTTCAATTCATACCTATTCTTATCTCTGTTCTTTTTATCCTCAATGATTTTGCTCCACATTTTCGAATTCATTTCTTGATGCGTCATGAATGCAAGTTCGTGAGCTTTGATTTTTTTTGTTCTCACCATATCCATGACGTCTTTATTTTCAAGGTTAATGCAAATGGACTTCAACCAGTCTGTGTAGAGCTGAACAAAATAGATATTGTCCCATTTTTTTACAATATTCATTTCTCCTGCTTTTAAAAGCGTTCGATTAAAAATTCCTTTCTCCAGATTTAGCCCAATGCTCCCCGTTTCGTCTCCAATTTTTTCTGATAATTTTTTTTGTATATTTCGTCTGAAAGAGTCGGGATTTTTTGGAATCATTTTATAGAATGGTTTGTGATGGTGGTCTGTTGGTGGCGGTCTAGGTATTTACTCTTATAACAATATATATTTTTATATTCAATTTTTTTATATATTGTTATTGATTGTTATTGTTTATGTAAACACTATTATTTTTATTACTATTTTTATTACTATTTTTATTACTATTTTTACTCATATTTTTTATTCATATTTTTTATTCATATTTTTTATTCATATTTTTTATTCATATTTTTTATTTCGTTTCTTCATCATTATCGTCATCTGAATAATTATATTCTTCGGAATTAAGCTCTGAAGAATCATCACTACTATTGCTACTTTCATCATCGTCTTCATTCTCTTCGTCTGTCGACACAGTACTTTCATCCCCTTCCGACTCGCAATCATCTTCAGAATCATCGCTTGAATTTTCTTCAGCATCGGGATCAGCATCTTCTAATGCATCTTCAATAATAAAACCGTCTTTCAAATAACCATCCTTTGTCTTCATACTTGATGGAACATTTGCCAACTCATCTTCTTCTTCATCATCTTCATCCGCATTGTCTGCAAGTGTTTCAAACCCACCAAATAAATGCTCATATATTTTATTCCATTTTTCAACTGTCAAATCAATAATTTTCATATTTGAATCTCTCAACAAAAGTGCACAACTTCCAAAAAATAATTCAGAATCCACAGGTGGTGGAAAATCATATTTATTCTCTTGGTTTGCCTGACCTTCACTTCGTGCCCATAATTCAACTGTAACCCGACCATCGCCCTTTTTTGAATATCCCCATTCCGTAACTTTATCAAATCCTTCCGATTTTTTTAAATTGCATTTTTTATACAATTCGTCTGTATTTGTGCTTTTATATTCCCGTACTTTCAAATCACCATTCTTTTCAACGATGACAATGGATGGCATTTTTACACAATGCGTTAACTATTTACAATATATCTAACCATGGGTTTAAATTGTTTAGGTTAATTATTATTATATCACAATCATTTTCACAATTATATAAAAATAAATTTTATTCAAAAAGGTTTTCGCAGATTATCCCTTTTGAACAAGGGAGGGGGTAAAAGGAACCGTCATAAATCATTTTTCGGTTGAAAAGAAAAACACTTGAAAAAGTCTTCCATTTTCTTTTGAATCACCAAAGTAATCCATCGACATGTGAAATCGCTTGGAATTGAATAATATGAGCCTGTTAAAAACATTCCCCACTCGATCCACCAGTTGCCATTTTGTCATATCTTGACTAAATGTGTCTGTTTGGGTTTTATTTTCTAAAATATCTTGGTCTCGTTGACACTCTGCTCCGTCGTTGAACTTGTAAAATGCTGTTCCTGATGATAGCGGCGCATTCGGAGTCATGTACAAAACTCCGCCCCAGTTATTATAACCATCAATATGAACCCAAGACCTGTCTCGAGAAGTGGTGTATTGAAAAGACCCGTTGTAAATGTTCGCATTTGTTGTTTTATCTGGAATTGGAAAATCTGTAATCTTTCCACCAAACGGCATGACATATCCTTGAATAATGTCTTTCAAATGCTGAGTCGCGTATGAAATAGTTCTTTGCCCTGGATAATTTCCACGAACAGAAAACTCTTGGGTTAAAATATATTTCCTCGTTTCGTGTGGATTTTTATAAAAATTATCAATAACAATTAATCCGCACGACGGACTGCGAACTTGTATATCATCAAACAATGTTTTATATTTGGTGTGTATTTCAATTTCTTTTTTTATTTCTTCATGAATTTCCGGATTTATTTTCTGCATATTATTGACATTATTAGCGGGAATTAATTTATCTTTTAAATCAAGTTCTGCATTTGACGTCTTTGTTATAATTGGAATATACATTTTATTCCCTTTTGCATATTTACAATCGCCTGGAATCTCTATTTTATATTCGCTGCATTCTACATGTATACAAGTTATATTTTTGTACATTTCTATACAATTTACACCAGAATAAAAAGATATTCTAGTCTCAATTCTTGTATGATTTTGCAAGACTTTCTGTAAAAAATGTGAAAACCTATCTTTTATCATTCTTCTATTACCTATATCCATGTCTGAATTCAACACATAGTCGTCAAAATATATGGAGTCAAATGTTTCCGTCGTCTGTAAAACGTCTTCCCACCTACCTTTTATTAAATTTATTTTTAGTTCAGGTCTTGCAATTTGTTGTTCAGTTTTGAATTCTTCAAATTTTTCCCATACAATCGGCATGCACTCTATTACATTATACTCTTTGACATTTTTGAAACTGCATATTTTTGTTGCACTGTATCCCAATCCAAACCCGATTTCCAATACTTTACCAAACGGATTCAAGAGTTCAATTGATTTTTCCATATAAGGTTTTTCCCATTCCATCATGATTTGGTGTCTTTCATCTTCATTGCATAATATATCTTTACCATTTTTATCTTTCTTGTATATTAAATCCATGTTTATTAATATATTTGGTAAAAGTTTTAAATTATTTTAAAATATATTATTAATATATTAAATACATTATGGAACAAGTTAGTAACGAATTAAACCAATTATTATGTAATTCAATTAATAATGATTCCACTGTAATATCTAATTTTAAAAGATTGTTACTCTCAAATATTATTAAAACACGATGTTACCATGTTATTTGGCATTTATTACATTCGTTTTCAACTATATATCCAGAAAATCCAAGTGATAATCAAAAAAAAAATACAAAAGAGTTATTACTTAAAATAAAATCTATTATGCCATTTTGTATGAGTTGTTCAAATAATAATGGGGATACTTTTTTAGAAAATTATAACTTAGAACTAGCAACAAGTAGCAGTAATGAGTTAATTATTTGTTTAATTGATTACCATAAATTTATTAATAATACATTTGTAAAAAATAAAAATTATAATGATTCCTTATATACAATTGATTTTATTAAAAATAAGTATGCTGATAACTCATATATAGAGCATATTGAACAAATATATCACATTTCATTATTAAAACTAATTTCTAATAATAATAGTGAAAATTTTATAATTTCATTACGACAAAATATGCAGAATTTGAGAAGGATTATCATTAATAAAATTGAGTGTTTAGATTATGAAGTATCATTAAATATGACAATAAATAAATAAATAAAACGTTTTATTCACTTTTATTTATTTATTTTAAGTTTATTGATTATTATTGGTTATGATTTGACGGGTTGAAAAGAGGTATACCATTACCTACTGGTCCTGGGTACCCGTGCGCATCCCACACATTTTTAATATAATTTTTGTTTGCCATAAAAGTAAATTTACCAGTAACATAAGCCTGCGCCGCATTATTTGTCTCTATATAATAAAACCATTCGATAAATGCATCTTCAAAGGGAGGACCACCAGGTCCTCCGATAATACAACAAAAATAACGGTTAAACGGTGTGACAATACCATCAGTACAATAATCGAGTGGTACACCAGTATGTGCTTTACAAACTTCATTGTTCAACGGAGTATTATGAGTTGCTTTTGCATCTGAGAAAGTTGCAGGACAAGCATTTCGTCCACATACATACAACGCAAATTCATAATTAATTGTAGTACATTGAAATAAAGGAGGAACAGTAATAATACAACCTGGTTCAGAAAAAGCAATTGAGTAATATAGTTCAGGTTGTAACCCTGATGAAAAAGGAAACACAGGTATTGCTTGAAGATTAATATTATATGGAACTGTTGCTCCTGTTGCACCCTGGGCTCCTGTTGCGCCTGTTCTACCTGTTGCACCCTGGGCTCCTTGTGCGCCTGTAGCGCCTGTTCTTCCTGTAGCGCCTTGTGCACCTGCTGCACCTTGTGCGCCTGTAGCGCCTGTGGCACCTTGTGCACCTACTGCACCTTGTGCTCCTGTAGCGCCTGTGGCACCTTGTGCACCTGCTGCACCTTGTGCTCCTGTAGCGCCTGTGGCACCTTGTGCACCTACTGCACCTTGTGCGCCTGTAGCGCCTGTGGCACCTTGTGCACCTGCTGCACCTTGTGCGCCTGTAGCGCCTGTTCTTCCTGTAGCGCCTTGTGCACCTACTGCACCTTGTGCGCCTGTAGCACCTGTGGCACCTTGTGCACCTACTGCACCTTGTGCTCCTGTAGCGCCTGTGGCACCTTGTGCACCTACTGCACCTTGTGCTCCTGTAGCGCCTGTTCTTCCTGTAGCGCCTTGAGCACCTGCTGCACCTTGTGCTCCTGTAGCGCCTGTGGCACCTTGTGCACCTGCTGCACCTTGTGCGCCTGTAGCGCCTGTGGCACCTTGAGCTCCTGCTGCACCTTGTGCGCCTGTAGCGCCTGTGACACCTTGAGCTCCTGCTGTTCCTTGTGCTCCTGTAGCGCCTGTGGCTCCTTGTGCACCTGCTGTTCCTTGTGCTCCCGTTCTTCCTGTAGCGCCTTGTGCACCTGCTGTTCCTTGTGCTCCCGTTCTTCCTGTAGCGCCTTGTGCACCTGCTGTTCCTTGTGCTCCTGTAGCGCCTGTGGCACCTTGTGCTCCTGCTGCACCTTGTGCTCCTGTAGCGCCTGTGGCACCTTGTGCACCTGCTGTTCCTTGTGCACCTGTAGCGCCTGTGGCACCTTGTGCACCTGCTGCACCTTGTGCGCCTGTAGCGCCTGTGGCACCTTGTGCACCTGCTGCACCTTGTGCGCCTGTAGCGCCTGTGGCACCTTGTGCACCTGCTGCACCTTGTGCGCCTGTAGCGCCTGTTCTTCCTGTAGCGCCTTGAGCTCCTGCTGCACCTTGTGCTCCTGTAGCGCCTGTGGCACCTTGTGCACCTGCTGCACCTTGTGCTCCTGTAGCGCCTGTGGCACCTTGTGCACCTGCTGCACCTTGTGCTCCTGTAGCGCCTGTAGCGCCTTGAGCTCCTG